TCTACGTCCTCTCCCCCTGTACGGCTGCCAGAACCTCACGACCAGCGTCGGTAAGGCCGAATTGCTCCGCCCCATCGTCGCGTCGAAAGTAGGTCAATAGGCCGTCATGTCGATGTACCAGGGGCCGCAGGGCAACGCGAAATCTACCGTACCCGGACCCAAAGATCAGCGTTCCAGTCAGGCTGCGCTCGATTTCCTGCATCGCCGCGATCTGCGTTTTCGTCACTCTGGCCATCTACTCCCCCTGTACGGCGATGGAACGAATTGCGGCGGCGCTTTCGGAGTGAACTCGGGCGCGGTTGGGCCAAGTTTCGTCGTCGCCACCGTCGCTCTTGGCCCGGCGTCGGCATTCTTCAGCCTGCTCGTCATGCCACTTCGCCGCTTCCTCAAGCGCCGCTTCCCGTATCGCAGTGTCAGGGGCGGGTTGGGCGAGCGACGGATCGAGTTTCGGCCCAAGATCGACTGGATGGACGGTCAACTGATACAGCCGCAAGCCCTGCAACAGAACGCGCCATGGGGGTAGTCCGTGTTCCTTGGCTAGAGCCTCCAGCGTGTCCATCTCCTCCTCGGTTAGATTGACCGTGTAGCCGTGCTTGCGCTTCGGATCAGTAGGACCGGACGCGACGCCGGTTCTAAGGGCCGGTTGTTGAGGGTCGCTTGGTGTCGCCTCAACCCTGTTGTCCTCGTGGCTAGCCTGAGGGACTGTCCTGCTTGCATCCTTTCCCGGCATCGACTTGCCCGACCGGGGTTCGCTCACAGATGCTCCTACTGATGGTGTCTTCTCGTTGTCGAGCGCGTCAGCGATGCGCTTGAGGCTGATGGCCTGCGACGTGGCGACTATGCGGTCATAGACATCGTTGGGCTGGGTGCTACGCTGCGCTTTGAGAACGGTCTCTGCACCGGCTTCAATGTCAGTTGGCGGCAGGAGAGCATCGAGTGCTGCGGCGATGGCATCGCTCAGCGTTTTGGCCGAGGCTGGCGACACCTCTGTGCTGAGTCCTTCGGCGCCGCGCACGTAGGCGTCGGCGACTACATCATCGATCAGATAATCGAGATCGCGTAGGATGTCCGCTGAATTCTGGCTCATATTCCGGGCGTCCCTCCAGAAGAAAGGCCAATGTCGCCTGCGTAATCGTGGTCGGTTTCAGCAGAGGCCGCGCGCCGGAAAGCGGCGACGAGAGCATCGATCATCTTCGCCGCGTCCTGTGCATGCGGGACAGGAACCATGCTTGGGAAGTTCGCGCTGCGGCTTCGATATTCCTGCCTGAGATCGCGCTGCCTCTGCGCCTCCCAGGTGGCATCGTGAAGCAGCTTGAAAAGCGGCTCATCGATCACGATGTCGCCTTGGCGCACGACGGGGATCAGCGCTGCGGCATCGCGTCGCCAATAGTCCATGAGCGTCACGCCGTCCGCGATATCCATGTTCGGATCGAGATCGGGCCGCGCGATCTTTTCCAACAGGTCGAGCAGGTTGTAGTAGCCACTCGGGATTGGTTGCTTAAGGCCCCATTCCTTGATCGTCACCGTGTCCGGCACGTTCTGGCAAACGCACAGGTCATTTGCACCTCGGCATGGGCAGCGTTCCGCCTGCGCCTTCAATTCGGCTTCCGTCAGTCCGCGATCAGCCATGATCGGCCTCCGTGAGCGCGTGGCGGATGGCGATGACGAAGGTCTGGCAGGCGTCCCTCAACTCCGCTTCGGTCGCTTCGACGCGGGGGCCGTATTCATCTTCTGGCGTTCCGTCCGCCACCAAATCGAAGTCGTGCAGCGCATCCTTTACTGCCTCCACCACCCCCGCCCTGAGGGAAGCCGCGGATTGGGGATGGGCGTAGAGGGGTTCGCGCTCCCATGCATCGAGCCCCCATGCCTCTGGCCACGGGCCGTTGAGCATAAGCCAAACATCCGGGGCATGCTGGCCTGCTCCTACTGGACGATAGCGCCAGCCAACCGCCTCTCCCCCGTCAGGTGTGGAGGGCGGGAGGGCGGCGAGTGCTTTGTCCCGCCACTCGTTGCGGTCCTTGATTAGCCGTTCGACTTGGTCCGCTCGGTCCTGCATGTCGCGGTCGTGCTTGGCTTGCACGTCGAAAACACCGTGCTTCGCGTCGTCGGCTTCCCAATTGAGCGCTACAGCGCCCCAAGACAGACCGCCGCGCCGGATATAGACGCACGTGTCCCCAAAAGCGTCGCGGATATGGGTTAGCTGCTCGATCAGATTGCTGATCTTGCGCATGTGGCCCAGCCCGTTGGTTGCCTCATCGAGCGGAACCACCTGCGGCACTCCTGCGTCTCTGTTCTGTGTCATTGCTGGGCTCGCTTCCGGGTTCATTGGGATGCCACCCGTTGGAGCGCGTAGGCCGGAACGAGTGCCGTCGCACCCTCCTCGATCCACCCTTTTGGCAGCTTAGTTCGATACGTCATCCGAACACGGACGCGCTTCGCCGTGAAGCCGACGACGACCGCAGGGTGCAGGACGATGCCCGCATAGCTGTCGGTGACGATGTTGACCGTATCGCCTTTGCGAAGGTCCGGGTTCATTGGGAGGCTCCGGAAGCGGCGAGAGTGCGCAACGTGGCGAGGAACCAAGCTCGCATGACGCTCTTGCCCTTGTTGTATTGGGCAAACTCGGGGCCTTCGCCGACGACTTCCATGATTACGTCCAAGCTGTCGCTGTCCAACCTGTTGATCAGCGCATTGGTCAGCACCATCCCGTCCGTCTGTGGTGCTGGCGTGTCGATGAGGGCGCGGACACGGGCAGCAGCTTGATGGGCGTACAGCTTGTCCCTTTCACCGAACCTGAGCAGATCGCGCGCCGCTTCCTCCAGCGCTTCCCGTCGCACGGCAGACAGGTCAGGGAGGCGGGCGGCTTCGAGGGCGGCGCGCGGACGCATCGCCTCTGACAGTCTCTCAAGGGCCGCTTTGTGGGTCATAGCGTAGTGGACGCCGGTCACTGGATGGACGCACCCGTAACTGAACAGCGCTTGGGCAACGTCTCTCGGGATCGTCACGTCCTCAACCTGCGCGTCCGTCACCTCCACAGGGCGAGCGGCGCGCACGAGAGCGACTTCCAAATCACGAAGATCGGAGCCATCCGGCGCAAGCCCGAATTGCCGAATGCCGGCGATGATCGCCAGCGGGTCTTGTGGTGAGATCGTCTCGCTCATCCTCTATCCTCCTTCGCCCCATACGCCCTTGCAGCCTTGCGCAGGGCATTGACGGACAGCTTCGCCGTTTCGGCCTCGGTGCAGCCTGTCAGCACCCTGTAGGCTGCAAGGGCATGGTCGATAGCTGCTGGCGCGCCATCTTCCAGATCAACCTCGATGATGGTCTTGAGCATCAGGTCGTGGGCGTGGGAGTTCATGGCTGTTGCTCCGTTGGCTGGTCCGGCTGGTGATCTGTCGCGGCCTGTATGAAGCCGAAGGCCAGCAGGCCCGCGAGAATGATCAGGATCAGGACGCTGAAGTTGCCCTTCATTTCATCGAACTCCCTGAAATTGCCGACGCTCGTGAGCTTTGTCGGCATCGGTCCAAGGCACCTTGGTCCAAGCCATGCAGCCGATGTCGAATGTCAGCCGCCAGCCGCGCATCGAATGCCGCAGGATCATCGCGTCCCACTGAACGTTATCCTCACATGCTCGGGCGTATTCGAGCATGTTGGCGCGTTCGGCTGGTGTAAGATCGTTCCAACCTGCAGAAGCATAGGCATCGTTGAAGTCGGAGCCGGTAAGACCAGCAGCGAGCACGGCGCGGTCGAGACTGGTCGAGAACGGGTCTTCTGCGATCAAGAGGTCGGACGTCATTTTGCAGCCACGTCCTTTTCGACCGCACGAACGATCTGCGCGTTTACGCTGCGGCGTTCGGCCTGGGCCTTCTTGACGACCTTGGAATGGATGTCCTTGGGAAGGCGGAGGGCGAACTGCACCTCGGTCTCCTTGTTCACTGGCATCGCTCAATCTCCTGCTTACCGTGTCCAGTAAGATAATATCACTGCGCTATTGACGCAAGAGATATTATCGCCCATGTTTTCGGTCACGGCACTGATGCCGATGGGGACGGAAAATGCAGATCATCGTTCAAGACCCGCCGATCAACCTGTTCGACGCCGTGATGGCCTCGCGCGCCGTTGCTGGTCTGGAAATGCAGATCAACGGGCATGGCAGGTGGGTGCCGGTCGCGGACTATGCCGCCGCTTCGGCGCAGTTCCTCGCCGCTCAGGATCGGATCGGCTATCGCGGCCCCGAGGATCGCACGGTCTATCCGCGCTCCGCCATCCTGCGCCAGAATGGTGTGGCTGTGGCGCGCATCTCGCAGAACGGTCGGGTCTGGGCTGGCACTGAATATGTCGCTGGTGCGGCCTCGCTCTACGACCCGCGCTGAAAATGGGGAAGAAGATGACCAAGGAAGATCAGAAGGCCGCGACTTACACGCATTCGGTCTGGACCGGAAAGCGGTATGCGAAGCCCCAAACGCAGGCTCAATTGATCGCTGAAAGCCTCGCAATTCTCAGGGCGCATCCGACTATCGGGAGGCTGATGAAATGACCTTCGATCCCAACAAGCCCTGCCGCACCCGCGACGGTCGCGCCGTCCGCATCCTCGCCACCGATGCGCGTTCGATTTGCCCTATCGTGGCGCTGGTCGAGGCGTTCCCCGGCGACGAAGTGCCGAGCGGTGATCAGATCGAGAGCGTCGAGACCTACTACGAGGATGGGCGCTACAGCACGGAGTCGATCGCCATCGGCTCGGGTTGGGATTTGGTGAACGTCGAATGAGCGCCGCCCGCTACGAGAACATCGCGGACGAACCGCACGCATTGCGCGTCCTTTCCTATGACACGCTTACCGGTGATCATGTTTGCCGGTTCGATGATCCTCGCAGCACGGTTCTGGGTACTGTCCGCATCGACCTGATGACCGATGGAACGCTACGCGGCACCGACCCGCAATCCCTCATCGGCAAGTTGGTCGAAGTCCAATATTCATACCCCTTCACCTACATCGCCAGCGAGCCTCGGCTGGTTCAAGGGAGCAGCGGGCGACTATGACCAAACCCCGCAAGATCACCATGCTCGTGACGGTGACGGCTCGACCAGATATTCCGGTCGCCGACATCCGTTCCGAGGTGCGCGGCAGCATCACTGCCTTTCTGTCGCAGGGCGACAACGAGCGCCGCATCACCGTGCGCAGCGTCCGACCGATCCCGCGCGGCTCCGACATCGCCCGCACCAAGTATCGGCCCAGGCAGGGCATCCCGCCGCTGCTCGAGGCCATGGGAGTTCTGAAATGACCATCCGCCGCATTGACCCCGACGACCTCGTCTTTCCCGCCCCGCTCTACACCCAGATTCTGTGCGGCATCGTGCTGCTGGTGTGTGCCGCAGTCACAGTTTTCGTGTGGGCGATTCGTTGAAGCCGAAAGCGATCGATCTGTTTTGCGGCCTCGGCGGCTGGACCGACGGCCTCCTCGCTGAGGGTTATGACGTCACTGGCTACGACATCGAGGAGCACGCCTATGGCGACCTGCGCTATCAGGGCAACCTCGTGCTGCAGGACGTCGCCACGCTTCACGGCGCGCAGTTCGCCGACGTCGCGCTGATCGTCGCTTCGCCGCCCTGTCAGGAATACAGCTACATGGCGATGCCGTGGAAGCGAGCGAAGGCAAAGGCTGCGGCGATCCGTGCAGATGAGACCGGCGAAAAACTGGCCGCGCTCAACCGGCTGTTCAATGAGTGCTTCCGCATCCAGCGCGAGGCGTCGTTCGCGGCGGGACGACACATCCCGATGGTGGTGGAGAACGTGCGGGGCGCCCAACCTTGGGTCGGACGAGCTCGATGGTCGTTCGGCAGTTTCTATCTTTGGGGTGACGTGCCGGCGCTGATGCCGATGACCAAGCGAGCGGTGAAGGTTGGCGGTCTGGATTGGAAACACCCTGACGATCCGCGCCATCGCAAAGGGCAGGCATTCAACCCAGCAGCGCAAGGTCGTGAACTGCGAGAGGAACGTGCCCTAAAGACGATCGGCCACATCAACCAGCGCGATGGCTTCGATCACACTCGGCATCTGACCAACCCAGCGGAATCGAGCGGCATTAAACAAGGCGGCGACTGGTTTAATGCCGCTCAACCGTCTATGTCCCGCCTTTACGGTTCCAAATCGCCACAGCGAAAAGCCGCCAGCGCCCAGATCGCCATGATCCCGATCACGCTGAGCCGCTACATCGCCGCGACCTACCGTCCCGCCTAGACGGCATCCCCGAATAGCGGGGTGCCTTCGGCGCCCTGCAGCTTGTTCTTGGACTTCGCCACTGCGGCGCGCTTTGTCGGATGCAGCGCGAGGTCCATGCGCCGGGCGATGTCGGCTTGGTACTCGGCCTCCCGCTCGATCAGGATCGCGTTCATGCCTTCGCGCCATGCGGCCTCGCCCGTGGTTCCGGTGCCGGCGAACGGGTCGAGCACCAGCCCGCCCGGCGGCGTCACCAGCCGCACGAGGTATTGCATCAGGTCGAGCGGCTTGACCGTTGGATGCTTGGAGCCGAGGCGATCATGCCCATCCGCTTTCGGCGAGAAAAAGAAGCGCGCTGCAGACCCCTTACCCAGGTCGAAGGACTCTGGCCCAGCTGCTCGCTGCTTGCCGGATAGGCTTGGTGTCTCGCCGGACCAGTGACCGCCTTCTGAATTGGGAAAGGCGTCGATCACTTCATCGCTGCCGTCGTGGATGACGTTGGCGGGCCAGCGGCCGCGCCCGTCGTCGATGATGCGGCCTTGCGCGCCAAGCGTTCCAACCATCGAGCTCGCTTTGTTGGATGCGCCACGTGTTGTGTCGGGCTTCGCTCCGGGTATGCGGCACCCGTCGATGTTCAGCGCGCCCGTACCGTACCTCAGTACGTTCTCGGCGTTGGTGCCTTCGATCGGCTTGCGGGCCATGCAGATGGGCTCAAGCGACGGCTTGAGGGCGGTGCCCCAGCCATTCCACTGCTCGGCCTCGGGAGAACCGGGGACGTAACTGCCGGGCTGGTATTCGCGGCCGTTGGTCTTTTCCCAACCATCTTTGTTCTGATCGGCGCCGGGGATCATGCGCTTGACCGGCGCGCCGGCGGGGACGCGCTCGCCGACCGTGCCCTGTGCCTTGTCGATCGCCTTGGCGAGGTCGAGCGACTTTGGGAAGCCCGACCCATAAAGCCAATCGATTTGGTCGCGGATCTCGAACCCCGCATCCTCGATCGCGCAGGCGAGCCGGTGATAGGTCCGCGTCCCGCCGAAGGCGAGAACGTAGCCGCCCGGCTTGAGCACGCGGTAGACTTGGGACCAGAAATCGACAGCGAAGGCGGACTCGCCCGTATCCCAGCGCTGGCCCATGAATCCGCGCCCAGTGCGCCCATAGGGGTTCTCCGTGTTCTCCGTGTTCTCGCTGCGCGGCGAGTTCGCAAAGCGCTTCGCCACAGACACCAGCGCATATGGCGGGTCGCAGCAGCAGCTATCGATCGAGTTGTCGGGGATGGTCTTGATCTGCTCGCGGCAGTCGCCGGCCAGCAGGGTCACGCGACCGTCGAGGAACGTCGTGCGGGTCATTCTGGATTCGCCTCGGGTTCATCGCCGGCCGCGAACGCTGGCTTGCGGGGTTTCTCTGGATCCGGCCGGGTCAGGTAGCTTTCGGTGCTGCCGGGGTATTTGCCTTGGGCCTCGGCGCGTTCGAGCTCGGCCATGGCGGCAGCCTCGGTGCCCTGGCCGATACCGTTGACGAACCAGGTCCGCACGACCTTGCCGTCCATGTAGAGTTTGGTCAGTCGCTCGAGGCGGGGATGCTCGTCGCAGCGTTCGAGGTGCGAGGTGTAGTTGCCGCGGTGATCGTAGCGCTGGTCCCAGCGGGCGGTGGCCTGCCAAGTCTGGCGGTCGGATTTCCGCTCAGGATCAGCACCGGCGAGTTTCCCACCATCGAGACTGATGCCGATGCGGGCGAGGTTGTTCTTGACCGCGCGAGCTCGGTAGTCGGGATCGTCATCGGCGCCGTAGTTCCATTCGTCAAAGAAAGGCATCACGTTCTCACAGTAAGGGCATTTGCCACGGCTCAGGTGCGCGCAGCGCGGCATCGAGAACGTGATCGTGGAAAGCGGCAGCGCGGTGCCAATCGTTCTGCAGCCCGGTCTTCATCCGGCGCTCGGCGTGCGACCAAGCCATGCTGTCGGCGGTCGCCAGCATATCGCGGACGCCAGCGTGCAGTAGCGCGGTGCGCTTCACTCCGAAACCGTGCAGGCGCAGGTCAGGTCGCAATCGGCGAATCTCCCACAGCACCTCAACGATGCGCTCGGGATCGCCGTTGCGCTTGCAGACCGAGCCGACGCCGACCCACATATCCGGCTTGAGCCGGTCGCCATAGGCTTCGACGTGCCGAGCATAGTCGGTCGGGGCATAGCCCTGCAGCACGGGCAGAACCGGGAACGGCACGCCAGGCAGTGCGGCCACCAAGGCGTCGTAGCGCTCGATCGTCAGGCGCTGGTGGTCCGGGATGGTCATGCCGGTGCGCTCGAGCATGAACGCCTCGCACATGAAGTCTTGGGCGACGGCAGCGACGATCTTGACCACGCCGTGCCAGTGCAGGCGCCGGAGCTCGGCGGCATACTCCTCGACTTCGTGCCGATAACCGCCATGCGTCGCCAGTTCGGTGAACGCGCCGCTGTCGACCAGCACCTCAGGGCACTCTACCGGTGATCGCCGACCGCGCAGCCGGTTGATCGAGATGCAGGCCCGCTCGAAATGGCGAGCATCATGCGGCTGGTGAAGGCCAACATAGAACTTCACATCTTCCTCAATCGGGCCTGCGGCGCGGCGCCGGACAGTTTCCCGGTGGCGATCAGCGATCGCTTCTGTTCGAGCGACAGCAACGCCACGTTGTGACCGGCGATCTTGCCGCCGCTGTCGATGATCCTGTCTTGCTCGGCGCGGGTGAGGCCGCGCATGTCGATGCGACCGTGGCCGAAATCCATCTCGATGATGCCGGTGTAAAGCTGCACCACCTTGGGGTGGAGGAGGTCGTTGAACGTGGCGCACGCCTCTGCGAGTTCGGCTGGCGTCGGCGGAAACCTGCTGGTGTCGGCCAGCCGCTCGGTTGCGTCGATGACGACATCGAGCGGGTATGGCTCAGCGACCCTGCACAGTGCCCTAGTGAGGCCGGACAGGTCTTTCCCAATCAAGGAGCTGTAGCCTTCCAAGAGGTCCAGAACCTTCGCCTTCTTGGCTTTGCTCTCGATGCTGGTCACCTTCGATCTCCTGTCTCAGTTTTTCGCGCTCGGCGGCGACGCCGGTCACCCTATCATTTTGACGGGCATTTTGCTGTTCGGCCGCCACGGGATAGACATCCGTCCAGCCCTTGAGGATGGACTGCTGCACGGCGGCGATGGGGTCGGGCATCTTCTGCAGCTTGGCCGCCATCAGCTTGGCGGCGTAGGGCGTCATCGGCGCCCGTTTGATCTTGCGGTGCGCGAGGAACTCGCGGGCGAGGTCTTCCCCGAGCACTTGGGCGAGTTCGTCGTTTGCGGTGAACAGCGAGGCTTGCTTAGGCATCGTAATGCTCGATGCCGTGGCGCGCTTCGGAGCGGCGCTTGTCGATCAGGCCCTGAATTTCGCCGATCTCGATGGGCGGCATCAGCGCGTCCATCGTCGGCATGTTCTGTAGGAACGCCTTGGCGGCTTCGCTTTCGAGACCGGCCGAGATGACCTGCTCCTGCGCCTCGAGACTGAGCCGTTCGATCTTGGTGATCGCCTCTTTTTCGAGGGCTTCGATCTTGGACTTTGCTGCTCGCCGCAGTTCTTGGCGCCGCTGCGCGACCGCGTTGTGCCCTCGCCCGTACCAGCCGAACGACAGACCTGGCGCAAATTCCTCCGGGATGCCGAGTTCCTTGCAGCGCTCGTTGATCTGCCGCTGCGCCGCCTCGACGGCTTCCCGGGCCTCAGCCTCGACCTTCGCCCAGACCGGATCGTCGTCGTAGTGGTAAATCTTGGCGCTCTGCGCATCGAACTCAGCCAACAGCGCTGCTGATCGTTCTTGAGCTTGGGCGCGCATCACCTTCTCGCGCTTACGAATCAGTTGGCCAAGCTCCTGTCGCTCGCCCTTGGTCATCGTCGCCGCCATCGTGTCTCCTGTGCGCCCTCGCGCGGTGTCTGTTCCTCTGATTCCATCAACAAGACGGAGGGTGAGGATGACCCTTCGCCTGGTGGCATTCCATGGGGTGTCCGATCAGGGTGACCTTATCGACACGGCTGCTTCCGGATGCTCCCGGGGGCGCTAAGGGGCCGTCCTCCTGAGGATGCTGCCCGATATTGCTGGGCAACCTCACCACTTCACGTCGTTTATCCCCTGCCTTCCGGGCTCGGGGGCGCCGTCTTGGAGCGCATTCCTGATCGGTAGGCACTACGTCGTCCGGTCGGCGGGGAATGGGCTGGCACACAGCCGAACACTTCCGCTTTCCTTGGTGGAACCGGACGGGATGGCTTGAATTGTGCGGGGGAGGCGGGCATATAAGAACCCGTTACCCGAACATTTCGCTGCTGGACCCAGCGTCTAGTTCGTTGATCCGCCCCGTTGCTGTGCGCTTCGGGGCGGTTCGCTTTTATGGGGCTCGCATCAGCCAGTCGTCAACCCACCATCCCTAGTAGGACGGGGTTTTGGGAATACCAACTCAGGCGAGCGGGACGACTTCCCAGTCCTCATCGAGCATGTCCGCCTGGCTGGCGAGCCACGGCACGACGTAGCCCTGCGCCGTCTTCATGTCGATGTGGGCATGGTAGTCGACCACCGTGCCTTCGCCCATGATCGACAGCAGCGGTTCGCGGTTGACCTTGAACTGCGAGCCCGGCACGAGGAACAGGAACATATTCTTGCCGTTCCAACCGGTACGGCGAACTCGTTTGCCCTCTTTTAGGGCCGCAATGGCGTCACCGAAATTCATACTCGTTCTCCTGGTTGCGCGGCGGGCTCATCCCACCGCAGGTTGAAAGATCGAAAGACGTTCCGCACGGCCTCGGCGCGGTGCGGCATATTGACGATGACGAAGGCCAGCCACGCCGATGGCGACATGCCGCCCTTGAGGTGGTTGCACTCGAAACAACACGGCACCTTGATCGTGCCGCCTGCGTGCGCCGGGATCACATGGTCGCGGGTGTGCATGTTCACAGGCACGATGACGCCCGGTCGCACGCCGCCACTGAGACCCCGGCCGCAGTAGGCGCAGATCTTGCCGGGGTCGCGCTTCCTGCGTTTGCCATGCCGTCGCGCCGGGCCGCGCTTCTTGAGGCCGGACATGACGACCCTCCATCAGGGAATGCCCGCCTCGTCGCGTTTCTCGGCCGCCTGAGCCGACTGGCTCTTCGGCTCGCCGCCGGCATCCTTGATCTGCTGCAGAGCACCGTCGAGGATTTCGCCGCCGGTCTTCTGCTCATCGGCTGCGACCTTCTCCGCATCGCTGGCGAGTGGGGCGCGGTTGAGGTTCACGACGTTGTCCTTGGCCTTGCGGCCCGTGCGCGGCTTGGCGCCGCCCCGGTTCGGATCGGAGCGCGGGTTGGTGTCCGCCGCCAGGCGCCGCTCCTGCTGCTCGGGCGTTTCCTTGCCGGCCGCTGCCGCAGCCTTGGCCGCCTTCTCCCGCTTCCGCTTGGCGCGGGCTTCGGCTTTGGCTGCATCCTCAGGCCAGAGCTCCTGCTGCTTGTTGCCGAAGATCTTGAGGAAGAATTTCAGGTCGCGGACCCATTTGCGCTGCTCGGCCGGCGTCTTGTCGCGAGCGACCCGCAATGAGACCTGATAGGCGTCGGTATCGAAACCGAGCTTTTCGATCTCCTTGCGGCCGTCGGCCTTGACCTTGTTTTCGTTCCGAGAACGGACGCGGCTAGCCTGGTACTTCTCGGCCTGCTGGAAGGCTTTCGCCTCTAACTGGCGGTCGGGATCATTGATGAGGTCTGGATCGTCTTCCATTGCCATGGGTGCTCCTTGCAAAATGGCGGTGAATTTATGCGAAAGCTATGCGGGCCTGAAACCCGAGCGCAGCGCGCGCAGGCGGCATTGCAGCCGGCAGCAGTTGCAGCGCCAGCAGACCGCCCTTGGTCTCTCCGACCTCGGCAAAACCTGCCCTGCGATAAGTCCAACCCCAAACCTCGGCGCCGCGCACGCGTGTCGGTTTGACCTTGCTGCGATCGACGAAGGTGATCAGGCCAAGCGGGGGGGGTGGGCCGAAAAACTCAATAGTCGCGGCAACGGCATCGCGAATCAGGTCCGATGCGACGCCGGCCCCTTCATTGCGAAATGCGGAACAGACCCACGCGCCGGCCCATGCGTGCTTTACGTACTTAGCGAAGGGCCACGAGGTGACCCAGAAGGCTCGGCCGGTCTCTGTCTCGGCATAGAGCACCATGCAGCGCCCAGGCGGCACGAACTGAGGTGACCCTATCTTCTGTCGGTTGTAGTGGCGGTCAGCAAGCACCCGTGCCTTCGGATCAAACCTGTCGCTGAGTTGCCAGATCATTGGGGTAGCACCCGCCACGCCTGCAGGATGCTCACCGCTTGGTCGATATTGTAGGCGATGGCGGCCTCGATGCCCGCACGCTCGCAGTATTTGAGGAACACGGTCTGCTCGTCGGAGACGATGCCGCCTTGGGCCTTGAGTTCGAGGAAGGCCACGCGCCCGTCGGGGAACATGAACTGCAGGTCCGGCACGCCGGGCCGCACGCCCATAGCCTTGAGCTTGCCGGCCGCAGCCTTGGTGCGCTTGCCGCCATTGGGACAGTGCCACCACAGCACGTCGGTGTTGCCGTACCACTTCAGGTGCTCGATCAAGCTGATTTGGAACTGCTCCTCGGCGTTGCCGATCGGGCGGTTGCCGAGGTGCTGGCCGAGATTGAACCGGGCGGCGCGCATCAGCCGTCGTGCCTCACGTTGAACCCGCTGGCGAGGAACCAGGGCTGGTGATCATCATCCTGATGCTCCTCGAACGAGACCATCGGCCCGAGCCCCGGAAAGAACTTCCGCTCGCGCACGGTCAACGTCTCGCTCGAGGTGACGACACAATGGCCGCAGAGGCAATACCAGCGGGGCTCGCGGGCGCGGACACGCATGCCGGAGATGATCGTGGGATCAGCCATCAGAATACCACCGGTGGGCGCAGGTGACGGCCACGGCGATCATGATGCACCTTTTTGTGCCAGAGCTTGCGGACGTCGATGGGCTTGTCGCGGAACTGAGGAACGACGAGCCGATACCAGGCATAATCCCAATCGCGCATCACGGTGACGCCCCAGCCGAGCGAGGGCGTCCGCCGATAATTGCGGGTGTATTGGCGCGGGCTCTTGCCCTTGCGCTTTCCCGCGCCGCCGCGGATCAGCGGCTTGCGCTGGCGGGACTTCGGTTCGGGCGGGTCGTCATAGGGGTTGTCGTCGGTCTCGACGTCCCAGTAGCCGTCCATGTCGTACATGCCCATCAGGCATTGTCTCCATGAAATTTCAGCCGCCCCATATCGGTGGCGATGATCGTGAACTCCACCTTGGCGGCCAGTTTCATGGCCTCGAGGCCGCGGAACGTCACCCACTCGGCGCGCGTCGGCGTGAACGGGCCGTCTTCCACGAGGCGCTTGAGCATCAGCTTCTGGGGCTTGGTGAGGCCGGAGGTCACTTTTCTTCATCCCACCAGCCGATGAAATCATCATCTTGGCCGTAGATCGAATTGCCGGCGGAAAAGCCGGACCAGAACCCGCGCGAGATCGTTCTGGCCACCCAGTAAACGATCCCGATGTGATGGCGCATATTCGGATGCGGCTTCCGGCGAACCGTGATGTGGGTGCCGTCGCGCGGGGCCGTGCTCATCGGCCGCATGTCGTCGCGCAGCGGCGGCGCTGGGAACAATTCAGTGATCGTCGGCGTAGTGGCACGCTCGACAGCGCCGTCGAATCGGACCTGCGCCAGTGTTCGATCCTCCGGTCGCGTGAGCGGGCCGCGCAGGCCGACGCCCAGACCATTCCGGCGCCGGGCCTCCTCATACTCGATGTAGGTGAACCGGTAGGGCCACGGATCGGTCAGGATGGCGCGGTCGAGGTCGGAGATCACTTCCGCCGCTCCCTGGCCGTCACGGCTTCCTCCAGCAGCACCACCATCTCGGGCCGGATCGTTCGGCGGTCGGCTTTCGCCTGCGCCATGATGCGGTCGCGCAGGTCTTTGGAGAGTTCGATCTGGGTGACGGCCATGTCTTCTGGTGCGATTTCGTCTGGCATTGCCGTTACGTCTCCGTAAAATCTTGTTGACGACCTATACGACGAAGCGTAACGATTTTCAACAACGCGTTTTGGAGAACGAACAGATGCCTCAGGTGTCGTGGACCCTTTACAAGGCCGAGCTCAAATTCTCGACGCCGGAGGCGGACCGCGACAGGCGCCCGACCGACCGGCTGCAGATCACCGGCTACTGGCGCCGCGAGGCCGCGCGCACGAAACCAGATATGCCGGTGATGATTTTCACCGACAAGGATGCCGAAGGCAACCCGCTCGAGGCGACGGTCTGGCAGGAGGGCAGTTACCGTCCCAAGGACACGGTCACCAACGCCGAGGACTGGAACCGCTTCATCCAGACCGGCTGGCTGCACTGCGTCGCGGTGACGCGCGAGGACTATGCCGCGGCGCTCAAGACCGGCCGCTGGCCGAGCGACAACAAGCCGGCGCGCGAAATGTCGGCCGATGAAAAGCTTGGGATCGACACCACCTCGGGCGGCAACAATCCGCCGGTCGAGGAATCGCTGGCCGACCAGATCAAGAACCTGGCCGAACTCATCGCGGGCACCAAGGAACCGACCAACAAGGATGAGGCCGAGGTGCTGGCCGGCCGGCTCGACAAGATGCGGCGGCTGCTGCAACTCGCCGAGACCGAGAGGATCCGCGAGAAAGAGCCATTTTTGCAGGGCGGTCGCGACGTCGATGCGCGCTGGAAGGCAATCGGAGAGCCCGGCGGCAACGCCTACCGAGACGGCACCGCGCGCCAGAAGTCATGGCTGCGCAAGGAGCAGGCGCGACTCGACAAGGAGGCCGCCGACGAGCGCGATAGGCTGCGCAAGGAGGCCGAGGACAAGCAGGCCAAGGTCAACGAGCAGGCCGAGCAGATGGGCATGGAGCCCGACCGCACGCCCATCGCCGAGCCGGTGGTGGAGACCAAGCGCGCCACGGTCGGCACCGCCCACGGTCGCGCGCAGGGCTTGCGCAAGGTGAAGGTCGCCAAGATCGATGACCTGCCCAAGCTGGTCAACGCGCTGGTGTTCGGCGAGGGCGGCGCCGATGCCGACGTCATCGCCTATTTCCAAGGCCGCGCCGACAAGGCGCTCAAGGGCGGCATAGTGCTTCCCGGCGTCATCGTTGAGGAGCAGTTGCAGTGACGGACCGAGAGCCTTTCTCCGGCAAATCTCCCAGTGATCCGATGACCGATGCCGAGGCACTGGAAAATGCCGAGGCAATGATGCGCTGGCTGATCGATGGCATCCGCGGTTCGTCCGAAAAGCACGACACCACCGAGACCGACAAGGCGATCTCGGACCTGCAGGCCATGAGCTATGAGAACTGCGCCGACATCGTGCGCGACTACCGCAACCACCGGAGGCTGAATTGACCGAGACCGTGCAGAAGACAGCGCTGCCGCAGGTGATGCCTGCTGGCGGCCAAGTAGTGGCCGTGGTCCCCCAGACCGTGGAGGAAATCTTCCGCGTATCGAGTGGCGTCGTGAAATCCGGCCTCGCGCCATACGCGCTGACCGGCAGGCTCGATACTCCCGCTGACGTGACCCGCGCCACCAGCGCCGTGGCGATCGTCATCATGGCGGGCGCCGAACTCGGTCTTCCTCCGATGGTGTCGCTGCGCAGCTTCACCGCGATCAACGGGCGGCCGGCACTCTACGGCGATGGCCTCATCAACGTGGTTCGCCGCAGTGGCCGGGCCAAAAAGCTGCGGGTCGAATACACGTCGGGCACCGATTTCCGCCTGTTCATCCGGGCGGGAAAACTGCGCGAGCCCTATGGCGAAACGCCCGAGGCACTGGCGGCAGACCTAGCATCCATCCGCGAGGAGTTCCTTGCATTGCCGATCGATGAGCGCACGGGCGGCTACTGCGACGCCGAGCGGGTCGACAGCGGCGAGTCCAAGGTGGTGATCTTCACCGTCGCCCAAGCCAAGCGCGCCGGTCTCTGGCAGACCGATGCGCTGGTGTGGAAAGACGTCTGGAGCGGTCCGAAGGGCAACCGCACCAGCAAGCGCGAGCAGGTGCCGAACGACTCGCCGTGGTGGCGCTACCCGGAACGCATGCTCGGCTGGCGTGCGGCGGGCTTCTGCCTACGCGAACTGTTCGGCGACGTGCTCGGTGGCATCACCGATGATTGGGAGGCGCGCGAGATCAGCGGCATGGTCGACGTCACGCCGACGTCGTCACGTCCTGCCGACTTGCGTCCGTCCGAGATCCTGCCGGAGGTGCCGGAGGATGAGCCACTTCCGAAATCCGACCTTCCAGAAGGCGGGAAAAGTGAAGCGGAACAGCCGAATAGCGAAGTTGCGCAAAACAGCAACTCGGCGGCCGAGGCGGCGGACGATTTCAGCCACGATGAAAGCGACGTGCGCCACCCAGCGACCGGCGAGCCGATGACCAATACGTCGCCGGCGCCGGACATGGACGCCTATTTCACCCGTCTCGATGAGGAGATGGCGCCCTACGAGACCGACCTGGATTTTCTCAATGCGTGGGATGATGCCAAGGTCGAGGAGCAACTGGCCGGAAAGCCTGAGGCTCTGGCGTGGGCCGCAGAACTCAAGGCCAGGCACCTCAACCGGATCGATGGCCTCAACCGGGCCGTCGCCGAAGCCGAGCAGGGACAGGGCAATCTACTCGACAGCCTGCCGCAGGTGCCGGAATGAAGGCCCTCACCCTCTGGCAGCCATGGGCGACGCTGGTCGTCTATGAGGTCAAGCCGTTCGAGTTCCGCCGCTGGCCCGCGCCGAAATGGATATGGGACCAGCGCATCGGCATCCATGCCGGCGCTCGCAAGGTCAAGCCGGCCGAGATCGATGAACTGATCGCCGCCATGCGGCTCGAACAGGGCTGGGGCACAGCCCTGAAACCCGAGGCGCTGGACCTGCTGCTCGACATGCAGGCGCACCCTGAGCGCATCCCGCTGTCCTCGATGCTGGGCACTGCCGTCATCGGTCAGCCCGTGCCTGCGGCCGAGGCCGTGCGCCAAGCCTATGGCAAAGACTTCAAGGGCGACAGCGACCGCATCGATCATCAGGTCTTCGGCTGGCCGATGCGGGACGTGAAGCGGTTCGGCATCCCGGTGCCGATCAAGGGAGCGCAGGGGTTCTGGAACTGGGCGCCGCCATCTGATGGCGAGGTGCTGTCCGACGTCACTGGCCGCCCCTACCACGGTGACGTCGACGGGGACGGCTGGCTATGAACGACAAGCAGGCCATCCTCGACGCTCACATCGCCCATCCGGAATGGACCGCTGGCGCGATCTCCAGCGCCACTGGCATTCCCACGAACACGGTGCGCAGTATCGTCGGCCGCATCGGCATCACATTGCCGTCTGAGCATCTGGCCCGGCAGCGCCTGCGCGAGGCCATCGGCGGCCGACTGCGCAAGCCGTTCAAGCGCATCAGCTACGCAGGGAAGCCGTGAAAGACGAAACCCCGCCGATCGCCGTCCGCTCGGACATGGGCCGCCTGGTGCCGGTCGACCAGTATGCGCAGGAGCAAATCCTGACGCTGCCGGTCGGTCGGGTCTTCCACGTCCGGCCCGAGGACGTCGACGGCGCTCAGGAGGAGCATCGGCGTGTGCTGGCGTTCTACATGGTCGGCATCAAGCGCATCTTCGATGATCGCCCGGATTGCGGCTACGGCCGGAAGTGGCCGACGCCCAATCACCTTCGCCGCCATATCCTGCGCGCCATCGGCTTTGCCGAACCGGTCTACCGCCGGGACGGCACCTACAAGCTCGAGGTCCAGAGCATGGCCATGGACGTAATGGCGCTCGATGAGCTCCGCGATTGCCTCGAGCAGACGCGCACTTACTGCCTCGCGGCCTTCGGCATGGAGCCGTGGCAGGACTACGCCGATCAGCAGCACATGGGGAACAGATGAACGTCGGACACCGGAACAAACTCACCCATGCCATCCGCGCCGAGGATTATGACACCCTGACGCTCGCGGCGATGATCTCGCGGGATGACCCGAGCGACCGACCGCAGCCAAAATTGCCAGTTCTGGTCGCGCCGTACCGGCTGCTGCCGGGCGAGAGCAATTGGCCGCGGGAGAAGATCGCGCCGAAGGTGATCGAGTGAGCCGCATCACAAGCCAGCGCTACCTCGATGCTTCGCGGGGCCAGACCTGCAAGTTCCAGATCCCCGGCATCTGCCAAGGCGGCACCGATACCACCGTGCCCTGCCACATCCGCGATGACCATACCGGCGGCGCTCAGAAGGCCAGCGACATCAGCGTCGCCGATGGGTGCTTTTCCTGCCACAATGTGATGGACCGCCGCGCCAAGATGGACGACGGCACCTACATCACCGAAACCGACTGGCTGTTCTACTCACTGCGGGCGTTGCAGCGCACCTTGGAGGGCCGCATCGAGGCCAAGGTGCTGGTGATCGTCGGCGACCGTCCGAAGGCCACCCATCGCAGCCGCATCGTGCGCAAGCCCAAAGAGGAGCGCACCCCGATCCAATCCAAACCGAACTGGCCGCCGAAAGGCAGCCGTAAGATCCAGCAGAGGGCACCGAAATGACAGAAGCCTATCCACTGCAATGGCCGCCAGGTTGGAAGCGAACCCCACGTCACATGCATCAGGAATCGCGGCGGCGCTGGGGGAAACAGGAAAAGGGGAAGGCCAAGCGCCCTTGGAGCTTCGCCGAGGCGCGAGATGAGCTTTTCGCTGAACTCGACCGCGCTGGCGCGAGCAACGTCGTGCTGAGCACCAACTTTCGCCTGACCCAATACGGCCTTCCGTCCAAGAACCTCGGTGCGCCGGAGGATCAGGGCGTGGCGATCTACTTCACGCTCAAAGGTCGCCAGATGGTCATGGCCCAGGATGGCCATACCCGCGCCGAAGAAAACCTGCGGGCCTTGGCGCTCGTCCTGAAATATCTGCGAGGTGTCGAAGACCTCGGGGGCGGCACCATGATGGAACGGGCCTTTGAAGGGTTCGTGGCCATTCCGGCGCCGGCCGCCAAGCGCGCGTGGTGGGACGTGCTCGGCGTCTCGCAGCACGCTACGCCAGACCAGATCAATGCCGCATGGCGAGAGAAAGCCCGCAACGCCCACCCCGACAATGGCGGCTCGGATGCCCTCATGTCGGAGATCAACGTCGCCCGCGATGATGGGCTGCGAGCTCGATACGAGAACGCCTAATCCCAAAGGAGACCATCATGCCGACAAGAACCGCCGCCAAGGCATCTACCGAGGGGACCGAAGTCCCGGAGATCACGCAGATCGCCAACTCACCAGCGCCCGAGCCCGAGGCACCTCCGGCCGCGCCGCCAGCACCAGACCCTGTTCCGGCCACGCTCGAGCAAAAGAACTTGGACACCTCGATGTCCCCGCATATCGTCCATGCCGACGTGTTGGCGAACGAAACCCAGATCAAGATCGCCGCCTACGAGGCCGGCATCATCACCCTGCAGTCGGAACTCAACGGCGCCGAGCAGGAAAAGAACCGTGCGATCGCCAAGATCGAGGAGGAGTTTGCTGTCAAGCAGGCCGATCTTCTGCGGCGGATCGACGACCTGACCCTGACCAAGGAGATGCTGACCGGCGCCCTGGTCGTGCGGGACCACCGGAAGGCTGAGCGCGATAACGCTGCGCGGGATGCAGCCTACAAGCAGGAGCAGGGCGATGAAGCCGACACCCAACGTAATTCTTGAGGAACTGCGCAAAAAGCAGGAGCAGCGGGACACCTGCCTGTTCCGGCGGCTACTGGTCACCGGCCCGCTGACCCGCCGCCTTGATCGCATCGCGGCAAAATTGAACCTCTGACCGCAGCCGGGCGTTAACCCGACATAAAGGTCTCAGCGTCAAAACTTCCCCTCAGGAACCACTCACCTGAGGGGATTTTTCATGACCAAGGCCAGCCTTGCCATCGTGCTCTACTTACAGTCCGTCATCGCGCACGAGGGGATAGATGTGAATGAAGTCGGGGTTTTTCTGGAACCGCACTCGACCGTGACGGGGGACAGTGGTAGTGCATCTGCGTCGGGAATGAAGGACTCGCCCCCTGCAGTTCCCGACAGCCTCCAAAGACGGAACGATCCGGTCATCACCGCGCCCCCAAGCCCTACGCAGATCGGGTCGTTCCCTTTCAACACAGGCAACCCCCGATGACCCAGCAGAGTTACGGACTATTGGCCTCCGGCGCTCAGGCCCATCGCATCGAAGTCAAACTTGATGCCGTGCTGCAGTTGCTCGGGGTTGTTGCCCACGACGACCACCTGATTCTCAACCAAGGACGAGTGACCATGGCTAAAATCGAAGATATCGAGGCCGATGAGGCCGCGCTGAAAGACGGCACCACCAAGTTGATCCATATGGTCGGCGACCTGCTGGCCGAGCTCAACACGCTCAAGAACAACCCCACCATCCCCGGCGACGTGCAGACCAAGATCGATGACCTGCACCAGAAGTTCCACGCCGACCTCGCCGACATCACTGCGGCGATCAGCGCCGACGGCGAACCGCTCAATCCCGCCGATCCGGTCAAGGATCTGATGCCTCCCTACATCACCAGCGTCGAACCGGCGTCCGGTCCGGCGGGCACCCAGGTCACCATCACCGGCCGCGATCTCGACGGTCTCACTGGCGTCAGCTTCGGCGGCGTTCCGGCGACGGTCTTTGCCGGGCCCGACGCCGAGCATGTGACCGCGACGGTGCCCGAGGGCACCGCGGCGAACGATCTGGTCGTGCTGGTCACTACGTCGCAGGGCGACAGCAATCCGGGCGTCTTCACCGTGCCCGCCGGTCAGCCGGTCGAGACCACCAACGTCCCCCCTCCGGGCGCCAACGAGCCCGCGCCGGTGCCGCCGACGCCGCCCGTACCGCCGACTGCCTGATCAAGTCTCCAAGATGGATGAAGGCCCCGGCATCGTACCGGGGCCTTTTGTTATGCTGCCGGAATCGGCACCCGGCCAAGCGCGATGCCGATGACGATGCCGCAGGCGCAGGCGATGATGACCGCGCTGCGGGCGCTCAGGTTGGGCGACACCGTGCCGGGATTGCTCAAGCCGAGGAAGATGCCGCCCAATCCCAGCCCCTGCACATAGACAAAGTACCCGCCCGTCGGGCTGTGGAGGAGATCGTCCGGGTATCCTTGATAGCTGATGAACAAGCCCCACGCCCGGCTGAGTGTGAACGAGGCGGCGAGAAGGAAGATGCCCAATTTGGCGAATACCACCTGCCAGCGCATTCCATCCGCATCGGTTCGGAACACGTCGATGACGTCGGGAAGCAGCAGAAAACTCGTCATCATGGCGAGTAGAAAATAGGCGGCATTGACGGCCGAACGCGCCTGGTCAGCGAACCAGAACGCCGGTATCCAGTAGATCAGCGTCAGGATCAGGGCGCCCAATAAAAGGCGCGGGCGGGTGATTCTCATTGGTGCCTCTTGGGACCGTCGATCAATTCGTTAAGTAAGGTGGTTCGGGCCACGATGTTGGCGCGCTTGAGCCCGAGGACTTCTGTCCTGAGTTTGGGACGCAGCGCCTGCAACTCTCGGTTTTGAATCTCGACCTGCTGACTTGGCTGGCCGCGAAGCATGGCGATGATCTCCCGCATCATGTACGCCTCCGCGGGATTTGCTGGATCGCGGCGAGAACCGTTTCCCGCAGATCATGCAGAGCCGGAATCATCACCTTCACGTCAGCGATATGTTCGGCTTTCGCGGCCGCCAGTTCCTCATCCTTGGCCTTGCTCAGGCGAGCGATGTAGATGGCGAGGACAATGATCGCTGCGGCCTCAAGCACGATGACGGCCCCCAGAACGGGGTTCGCTGCGAGGAGCGTTTCGGCTGCGTGATCGATCGGCAGCGTTGGAATTTCAAGAGCGCCGCCTTCGGCCATTTTGTCCTCTACTGACCTGCCGCGCCTTCGCGCTGTGAAGGATGGACAAGCCAACGAATGCGACGCCAAGGACCAAAAGCACGACCAGTTTTACGATGAACAGCAACAAAGCCGGTAATGCTCCCAATCAGCAATATCGCGGCATAGTTGCAAAATTCGAGGACCGACAGGTAATCGCCTTGGTCGATCCAGTTCGGCGCCACGATGCTCGCCCCGAGGTGAACGAGGCTCACCAGCATCGAGGTCTGCATCACCAACCAAAGCCACAATTCCCAACGGTGTGCAGCTAAATAATACACCCCAGCACAGACGCAGAAATCGGCGAAGGCCATGAAGGCGTCGGGCAGCGGCCAGCCGGCCGAGATCCAGGCGTCCGAGATCACGGCGTCGGTGACGATCGCGAATACCCAGAACGCGCCGCGGAAGTGGGCGCTGAGCATGGCCAGCACCACGACGCCGGCCGCCGCGAGCAGGAAGATGAGCTCGTACACGCTCACCGCGTGCCGCCGAGCGGATGCACCATCGTGTTCATCACCTCGATGAACTCCTCGGTGCCATCGGAGGGCGGCGGCAGATCAATGTCCGCAGCCTGGGCCGCATCGATCAGGTCGGTATGGAGGTTCAGCGCGAGTTCACTGATCCGGGCACCGACGGCTTGGCAGCGCTTCTTGAGCGCTACGCGCTTGGCGTTGCTGATCTTGCCATCCGCATAGACGTCATCGATCAGATTGGCGATCTGGGTGTTGAGGATGGACTCGATGGTCGAGGCGGCGATGTCGACGCCGCCCATGTAGACCGATCCGCTAGCGATATCTGCGGGCATGTGACGCTCCTAGTTGCGAGAGGTGGCGTAGCCGAGTGACTGGCGGGCCTGCCACCAACTCGGCTGCTTGGTGAAAAAGTCGGTGTCCCAAGCGATGTAGCCCACGGCGATGATGGCGCAGATCGCCACATAGAGAAGGACATTGATGCCGGTGTGTTTAGCGGCCTTGGCGACGGACTGGTTCATGGTGCGCCCGGTTCGTTGATTGGAGGAGGTGGTGCCGGTGGCTGGATGTCCTTGCGCTTGAACAGCGCGGCAAAATCCACCCCGGAGAAGAAATCCCACACTGCGCCAGCGATCGCAATCGATCCGAAGCCGGCGAGGAATCCCGAGGTCGCGGTGCGCGCGGTGCCCTCGAGGACGATCTGGTTGAGAACGGGAAGCTCGAGCACGGCTTCACCTGTGCCATGCAGAAACAGGGCGATGATCGCCCCGATGATGACCGAGGTGCCGGTGTCGAGCAATGACGCAAGGGCGATTGCCCGTGTCACCGGCCCCTTGGCGAGGACGCTTCGGAACACGACGAGGCCGCGCACCAAGCCACCGAGCGCGCCGGCAGCAAGGAGTGGGCCTGAGTCGGGTCCGAAGGCGTCGAGTATCACTTGTTGATGAGCGGGTTCGCCGGCTGGATCGCACCCGACGGATCGAGTGCATCGGCCACTTTGTCGAGCTCGTCAGCGACGATACGGGCGAAGCGAGCCGAGTCGCGAAGCCCCTCGATCCCGTTCTTGTCCTGCGCATCGGTGACGAGTTCGCCGATCGCAGCCCGGATTTTATTCACGTCATCGGGCAGACCAGGGAGAAGGCCGATGACGAACTTGACGATGTTGGGGAAATTGAACATCAGAAATTCCTTTGCTGGTGACGGAGGGATGATCGCGTCGAGCGCCGTTTCGAGTAAGGCGATCTCGAGCGGATTGAGCGTCTTGGCCCGAACCGGATTCAGTGCAGTCCGGGTGGAGGCATCGAACTGGCCGGTGATCGGCATGATCCCCCGGCGTTTCTGGAAATCGACGATGGCGGCTTGGGTCTCACGTCCGCCTAGGCCATCGGCACCGAATTTCGGGAGCGGATTCGGAAGGCCGTCGGCCACTGCAGCATCCTGCAGCGTTTTTTGCCAGGCCCTCATAATTGCGCGGTCTGACTCCGAGGGTATCACCGACTGATCTCCCGAAAGACTGGAACCGAATTACGCTGCCTTGAGCACTTGGGCAAGGACGGCTTCGACTTTTGCTGGGTCGACCAGGGCGCGATTGAGCTTGTCCCCTGCATAATAAGTCTCGCCGCGAGCTACCTTGCGATGCGCGCCTGGTCCAGCGGCCAGCACCGGCATGGAAGCCCACTCCATCGCGAGGTTACGGCCAAACCCGATAAGACTGAGACTGCCGGACATAAAACTGGCGTAGCCCCGGCGCCTGAGCAGCGTGTAAGCCATGCGATCCTGCAGATCAGGCGAGAATACGTCCTGACCAGTCAGTTTCATGCTGGTGCGCAGGTCGATGATCGTCGGCGGCATGAATTGCGCCGCACCGGCAGCAGATGATCCGTGGCGCTTGCCGAGGAATTTCTGTGCTGCCGCGAGTTCATCCAGCGTCATCGAGGTGATCGGCTTGGTCAGTTCATCCTCATGGTTGCCGTAGACCGTGGTGTAGCTATTCCGGCTCTCGAACCCGTAGATGAACCTCAGTAAAATGACCGCTGGTTTGGGAATGGACTTGTCCACCTTGATTTTACCTTTCAGCAGGCCAGCGTCCCGTTGCTGGTGAACGAGTGAATGGTGGCACCTCCAGACGATGTGATCGTGCCGCCAGTGCATCGAGCGGAACCGAGATATCTGACGATGACGATCCCGCTTCCGCCGTTGCCGCCGTTGCCACCGCCGCCAGCATTATCTCGCGAGCCGCCGCCTCCACCGCCTGTATTGGCGGTCCCTGCAGTGCCATTTGAAGTTCCAGTGGCACCAGCACCGCCTCCACCAGCACCACCAGTGCCAGCAGTCGTGAGAGCACATCCACCGCCGCCGCCCGCATAAGTTACCGACGATCCGCTGATGCTTGAAGCCGTACCATTGCCGCCATTGCCTCCCACGGAGCCAGTATCGTTACCCGTTCCACCGATGGCCGAGGCACCGCCACCACCACCGCACACGACCGCCGCCGCGCTGTTACCGCCTCCATTGTTGCCCTGGCCTCCAGTTCCGGTGCCGCCGGTGCCGGAGGATGTGCCGTTATTATTGCCGAGGCCGCCGCCGGACCCACCATTGCCGGCACCAGCGACGTTGCCGGAGTTGCCGCCACCGCCTCCGGTTGCCGTATGTGTCAGGAAAACACTGTTCGACCCGTTGGCGCCATTTGAGCCACGCGACGTTGATCCGTTGCCACCACCGCCCACGGTGACGCTGGCTGATGATCCGGGGTAGATGACGTCCGATCCGGTGAGCATCCCGCCGGCGCCGCCGCCGCCACCGAAACGCCCGCCGCCGCCACCGCCAGCCACCACAAGGTAGGTGATCTGGATCGGCTGAAATCCGCCGCCCTGAATGATACCAGGCAGCATCGCCGAAGACGGCACAAGACCAGCGCACAGAAAGGCGAGAGTGACGAAAAGCAGCCCGAGACGCTTCATTTAGCTCACGTTGAGGACGCAGTTGACGAGGACTTCTGTGCTCGAAAAGACCCAATAGAACAGGTAATCCACATGGCTCGCGGTGGTGGTCAAGGTGCAAGCTGTGCCGCCCGGAAACTTGTAGGCGCTGTTGTAGGCCAGGGTCCGTGAGCCGGTTCCATCCTGCGCAACGCGGATGACCCCGGTCTGGCCGACTTTGGTATTGGAGGGAGCACCGAGAGTACGGTTGCCCCCCAGAGTGACGGTGAAATTGATGCCCGTCGACATGTCCACCGCAATGGTCGCGGCATCGGTCAAGGCGACTGTGCTGGCCGCAGACCATACCGCATTCGGACCGAGCAGAGTGCTCGCAGCATTGGCCTGATAATTACCCGCCGTGGCGATGGCCGCTGAAGCGAGCCCGGAATAGGGAATATTGGTGAACGTGTTGGTCGTGCCGCTGATCGACTTGTTGGTCAGAGTGTCGGTGGTCGCCTTGCCCACCAAGGTATCTGTGGCGGCCGGAAGGGTAAGGACCGACGAGCCCAATGCGCCGGTTGTCGGCTGCAGCGTAATGCTGCCCGAAGTGGCATTGTTGAAGGCCACACCGCCGACCGACGAGCCGGCAACGCCTAGGGTGATGACGCTGGCACCATCGGTCACAAGACCTGCCGCAGTCGTGACATCGGTCGTTCCGTTGCCGATGATGATCCGATTGGCCGTAAGTGTCCCCGTGTTGGTCACAGTGCCCGAACCGGCTGGGGCATTCTGCCAGGACGGGACACCGCCGCTGACCGTCAGGATCTGGTTGCTTGAGCCCACGGCGAGCTTGGATAGCGTGTTCGCGCCCGAGGCATAGAGAATATCGCCAGTGGTGTAGGTCGATTGCGCAGTGCCTCCGCTGGTGGCCGCAATCGCAGTGCTGAACGTCTGGGTTCCGGTGAAGGTCTGCCCCGCATCGGTGCGTGCGATCGTCGCGCTGGTCGACGGAAACGTCATGGTGGTGCTGTCGGTGCCCCCCAGCGTGATCGAATTGTTGGCGGTCAGTGTCTTGCCATCGGCAATTGTCAGGGTTGCGCTCGAAGCCGGAGCAGTGATGGCGACTTTGTTGATCGAGGTCGCCGAGGCTACGCCCAGGGTCGGGGTAGTGAAGGTTGGGCTGGCGGCCCGAGCCACGGCGCCCGTTCCGGTATTGGCCGTGACTGCGACGCCATTGATTGAGAAACTATTGCCCGAACCGGCTGTGTCGAAGGTCTTGTTGGTCAGCGTGTCGGTCGTGGCTTTTCCGACCAGCGTGTCTGTCGCGGCAGGTAGCGTCAAAACCGAACTTCCCAGCGCACCCGTGGCTGGATTGAGTGTGATGCTGCCCGAGGTCGAATTGGAGAAGACGACACCTCCAACTGTGGCTCCCGCTGTTCCCAAGTTGATGACGCTGATTCCATCGGTGGTGAGGCCCGCTGCAACGATGGTGTCCGCGCTACCGTTGCCCAGGACCAGCGAATTGGCCGTCAGGTTGCCCGTGTGGGTGACCGTGCCGCCGCCGGCCGGCGTCGCCCAGGTTCCATCGCCGCGCCAGAACGTCGAACTGGAAGCCGATGTGCCGGAGTCGAGATTGGTGACCGGCAGATTGCCCGTGACCTCCGTCGCGAGGTTCACTGCGCCGAAGGTCGGCGCACCGGCCGCATTGCCGTGCAGCACCGTCGTAGTGGTCCCCAGCGTGCCTAGACTTGTCGGCGTCGCACCCGCGCCACCGCCGATCACGATCTCACTGGCACCGAGCGCCGCCGATGAAGCGATGGTGCCCGCACCAGTAAAGCCCAGCACGCCCCCACTGATGCCGCTGGTGAGGTTGGTGCCGCCCTTGTTGACCGGAAGCGTGCCGGTGGTGCCCGTGGTGAGCGGTAGCCCCGTCAGGTTGGTCGCCACGCCCGAGGCGGGCGTTCCCAGCGCTGGCGTGACCAGCGTCGGGCTGGTGGCCAGCACCACAGCGCCGGAGCCCGTGGTCGAGGCGGCCGAGATCGCCGTGCCGTTGCCCGACAGGATGCCCGTGACCGACGTCGAGAGCGTAATCGCCGGTGTCGTGGTGGCGTTGGCGACCGAGCCCGCGAGGCCGTTGGCCGAGACTACCGAGACCGAAGTGACGGTGCCCGATCCGCCACCACTGGACTGCCAGGTCGGATCAGATGCGGCACCATTGCTGGTGAGAACCTGTCCCGCCGTGCCAGTGCCGGTGTTGTTGAAGCCCTGCTGCCCCGCCCCCTTGCCGATCGGAATCGTGTGAACGGGCACCTGCTGCGCCAGTGCCGGAGCGACAAACAGCAAAATGGCGAAAAGGGCGAGGAGCTTTTTCATGGCGCGATATACCACCCATCGAGGTCGGTGTTCGGATAGAGTGTGATGGCACCGCCGGTGCCCAAGGGGCCAGTGCCGTTCGAGTTGAGCACGATCGAGGCCGAGCCCATGATGGTTTCTCCGACCGCAGGCGTGATCGTGATCGGCCCGCCGTTGTCAGAAAAATCCGTGATCTGCACGCCATGGCCGCCGCGGCTGGCGACGTCGGGCAGATTGATCGGCGTAGCGCTTGGGGCCGCTTTCTTGATTGCGATCAGCGTGTCGGTGGCAAGCACCGTGACCGTTCCGGCACCGGTGACGATCTGCGTCGTGCCTTGAGATGGTCCACCGCCAAGCTGCGACCAGTTGAGCATGTGCAGGCCGCCATTGCCTGCATCCAGATCCTGATCGTACGCCAGAAAGATGAAGTCCCCTGCCGCGATATCTGGACCGGCAGCTTGAGCATTGTTCAGGTAAATCTTGTAGGGACCAAGACCCGCAACCAGCGCGGAGATGTTGCCGGTTCCTCCGGCATCAGCCACAAAACTGAAAATCTGCTGCGTGAGCGGCGAACCCCACCATTCGATCAGCTTGGGTAGTGAGAGTTCGATATAGGTGGCGCCTGCATCCACGATGGTCTCGGCGACACAGGGGATGGTTTCGTAATTGAGGCCCGCCGGATTACCGTAGAATGGCCCGCCCTTGAGTGGAGTCACCGTGTTCGGCTGGCGGACGGGCATCGGCGATCTCCTATTGCAGCTTGGCGAGCTTCAGATTTGTCGCATCGCGGATGATCTGCGGGAAGCGCATCATTACCATGCCCCGAGCGGTCTCGCGAGATTGCCGGATGGTTTCGGCGATGACGTCGTGCTTGACGCTCGGAGGCCACTGTTGCCACTGGCCCGACGTCACGATGCGGTCGAGGTTCTTTTTGGCCATGCGGCCGGCGAGCATCGAGTAAAGGTCGAACTGTTCGTCGGTGAGTTCGACACCGCGGATTTTCCGATCCGGCTGGCCGGGCCAATAGCCACCCTGCAGCATGGCGATGTTGACCGGGTCTTGGCTCAACTGCGTGGTGTAGATCGCCGATAGCCAGGTGGGGCCGAACGAGGTTCCGGCCGGCATCTCCTCACCCCAGATATCGCGCCGCGGCCAGAGCGTCTGCGACAGACCGGGCACCTTGGCCTTGACCGCGTCGATCGAGGTGCGCGCCTGCCGCGAATACGGATCGGTCGCTCGAGCGGCCTGCCCCATGGCGCCGGAGAACGGCACAAACCCCGACAGGAAACCCCGGATATACTGATCGCCGTAGCGCGCCGGGTCTTCCAGCGCCTGGATCAGGTCGCTCGGACCGGTCATGAAACTGGCATCGAGGATGTTCTGCATGAAGGCGTGTAGCAGGGTATTGCTCACCGTGGCGATGTCGCCTTCCTCGGCGGCGTGCGCGACGTCGTAGAGATCGGCAGAGATGCCCGCCAACATGCCCAGCGGCCCGAGGGCGCGCATGTCATACCAGAGATCACCGATGCGGGCGCTGTGGGCCTGGTTGCCCGCCTGCCGCCAGAGGGCGCGCTGGCTGTCATCGGTCGGTCCCGAGCCGCTGAGCAGGCCGCGCGCCGCCAGCGCGCCGAAGCCGATGGCGTAGACCGAGCCGACCAGCATGCGGGCCATCGCGGTGTCCTGCGCGATGTTGCCGTTCTTGCCCATGAGGTCGGCGCGAATCTCGGGAGAGAACAGGCCGACAGGCGTGCGGTGGAGAATGGTCTGCTCGATGATCGCCGATGGCGTGTTGATGAACGGCGCCACGAACTTGAAGATCGGCATGCCGAGGAGCGGCACGTTGCTCAGCCGGCTCAGTGCCTTCACGAACTCGCTGCGGTGTCCCATGAAGGTGAGCTCGGCGGCGGTGCCGCGCGCCTGCTCCATGATCTCCGGCGTCGGGTTCATGTAGACGTCGGCCACCTTGGCATCGAAAGCCGAGCCGGTGAGACCCGCGTCCGCCGCAGCGCGGTAGGCCATGGCGGATTTCTGCATCGAGTAGTTGGCAGCGCGGAAAAAACTGTCGCCGGCCGCGAGGAACCGCGTCGGCAGGCGGAACGCCGTGCCAACCGGGAGCACCGTGGTGCCGCGGACAGCGATGTCGGGGATCTGGCCGAGCGGCGAGAACTTGAGATGCACCAGCGGCGATCCCTGCTCGCCTCCGGTCGAGACGAGCTTGCCGATTGCCACCGCGCCGTCGAGCGCACCGCGGAGCAGGCCAAACAGATCAGGCGCGATATCGGCATAGGTCGCGGCCTCATCGATCGGCGCCGGCTTCACCGACGCAGCGTTCGGGGACTCGTATGGAAGCGCCTTGGCCTCCTCGCCCGGCAGCAGCACGCTCCGGCCGGTGCGCAGCGCGTCGATCGCCGCCTTGGTGGCCGTGGGTAGCGATGCGGCACCGGCGCGCAGTTGAGCCCCGACCTCGCCCAGCCGCACGCGGGTGCCCTGCCGACCAGTGGCCGAGCGCACGGCACCGATCAGCGCTGCAGCGGCCGTTTCCGGTCCTGCCACCTGCATCGACATCAGCATGTTGCCGATGGTGTTGGTGACGTGGGTCCGGGGGCCGGAGACCAGCCCGTTGATCCAGTATTCGAGGATCATGCCGCCGAACGTGCGCTGGCGCGCGTCGCGGGTGAATTTGCTGACCTGCTCCGGGGTCTCGAGCAGGGAGCCGAGCTTGGCTTCCTCTTTCAACTGGAACAGGGTCTTGCCGGTGGCGTCGCGGATGAACTGGTCGACGCCCTGCACCGCCTCTTGTCCGGCCAGCGAGCGGAAGGCGCGCAGCGCGCGGCCGGCCTCGGCGGTGATCCCGGCGACCTGGCCTTGGATCATCTGGTGCCGTGACTTCGCCCGGGCGTAGGCCAGCACGTCCTCATCGGTGCCCACCGCGGCGCGCTTCATGGCGGCGGCGACGTCGGTGGCGGACTGGATCAGCAGCTTGCGCGCGGCCACCACCTGCTCGGCGTTGAACGCCTGCCCGATCTTGCGCTTGTTCAACTGCTCGGCGTCCATGCCCAGCGCTTCGGCGAGGTCGAGCACTTGGCCATCGGTCACCACGCCGCGGCGATCACCGATGAAGTCGTTGTTCTCCTGCGCCGCATCGCGGATGGCCTGCGCCACATCCTGATCGGAGGTCAGGTTCTCTATGCGGATGTTTCCGGCGAGGTCGGTGAAGGGGGACTCTCGGGCGCCGATGAGGTTGGCGGGGCGAGGGGCGAGGGGCTGAGTCCGAGCAGGGTCAGCAGCGCCGGGTCGCTCGCCCCGTAATCCGGGATCGGCATTTTGTCCAGCGGCTGGCCCTTCGCCACGAGCGAGAACGCCTTCTGGCCCAACAGCACGGCTGCCGCTGAGCTCCGCGCCAGGTTCGCCGCCACCCGCGCCGCCTGTGGGCTGAGCTTCGGGTTCGCCGCCACCTGCGACCACTTCAGGCTCTCCGCCTGCGCCTGCGCCAGCTTTTGGTCCAGTGGTACTGGCGGCAGCGGCTGCTTGCTCGGCTTCGGCTGCGAGGAGTTCATTCTGCACCTCAGGGGGCTGCTCGGCGAGATAGCGGTCGCGCTCGGAGATGATGCGATCCATCGCCGGTTCGGCTTCATGCGCCGGGATTGTGGCGGCATCGGTCTCGTGGACTGCGGCCAGCCCTTCCGCGCCCTCGCGCTCTGGCGCGATCACGGTGCGGTTGGGTTCGACCTCGATCATGCGGTCGAAGACCTGGCGGATGTCCTCATTGATCGGCGCGCCGAGGCCGCGGATGGTCTGGTAGATCGAGGTCAGCCACTGCCGGAACTGGGCGAAGACGCGGGCCAGCTTGGCGTTCGGCGCCACACCCTCGCGGACATACTGCTCGAACGCGCGGGCGAATTTCTCGTGCTGGCGGGTCTTGATGGGCTCGCCGGCGTCGCCGATGCCGAGCCAGTCGCGCACGGTCTGGGCGTCGTCCTTGAGCACGTCGCTAGCCGAGGGATGCACGGCATCGCGCATCAGTTCCTCGAGCCACTGATGCCCGGTCTCGTGGATGAAGGTCGAGGCGTCGGCGTCCTTGAACAGTTTGATGATCGGCTTCTGGCCCTCGGCGAGTTGGATGAGGCCGCGCTTGGTCTGCTCGAAATTGCGGATGGTCACGCGGCTGTCGTCGTAGATGACGTAGTTGTGTGATCGAGCTTCGTCATCGATCTTCTTCGCCGCCGCCAGTGCTCGTTCGGCAGTCGCGATTTTGTCGGCATCTCCCACGCCCTTCCAATAGGTCACGGCATCCTCGGCAGCTTTCACTTGCTGTGAAATTCCGCGCGACCCCTGATCTAGGAAGCGATGGCCGCGCGCCGGCGGTGCCTCACCGCCCTTGAGCGGTTTGGCCATCGCAGCAGCGAGTCGCTGGGCATCGGTGAGGGGCTTGACGCCGGGGACCAGCGCCTGGCCGAACCCCTCCTGCCCGCGCTCGGTCTCGAACTCGCCGAGCATATCACCCTCTTTCCAGAGAGGCGGCTTGGCGCGCTGGAAGAATGTCGGGCCTTCTAGGTCTGGGCCGCCTGTGCCAGGCTCAGTGCCGCCAGCGTCTCGCCCCTCGACCACGCCCGCTTCAACTGCTCGCCGGACATCCCCGAGAAAGGTTCGGGCAGCTTCGCCGACTTTGATTTCGCCGGACTTGAGTTTGCGCGCGACGTCGCTGAGCGCGTCGGAGACTGGCCCGGCGCGGAATGCGAGTTGCTTGAGGAAGTCGCTGGCTTGCTCATCGGTCGACAATCGCCCCTGATTTGCGGTCTGGTCAAGTACGTTCGCGCCGGCGCCCTCGATCCGGCCCGCTTCATCCACCAGCGTCTTGAACGTCTGCTTGTCCTTGCGAAGCTGCTTCATCGCCTCATCGGCGATCTTGGCGCGCTCGAGCACGATCGACGACGCAAAGTCCTCGGTCCCGAACAGGCTTTCCATCCGGCCCTCGGTCGTGCCGGAACTGAGCATGTCGCGCACGACCATCTCGGCCTGCTGCAGATTGTCCGGCTTGAGCGTGGCGAGCAGTCGCAGGGCCTCGACCTGCTGTTCCGGCACGCGCACCATGCGGCCGACGATGGCACCCTGGGCGGTCGGCACCACCTCGTTAACGATGATCCCGAAAGCCTCGGGAGAAAGATTGGCCAGAGCTCGGCCATCGCGCACCAGCGCTGAGCGCGGCGGCAGGGGCGGCAGGTCGATCCCTGAGTCCTTGGCGGCGCGCAGCACCTTGGCGGCGTCCGTGGCCGTGCCGGTGCCCTCGGCGATGTTCTTGACCGCAGCAATGGCGCGGGCGTCAACATCTGTGATGCCGTCCTTGGCGTCGAGGACGAATGCGTTGATCTTGATCGGCGGGTGGCCGCCTTCCATCAGGCGCTTGGCGAGACCCAGGCGCTGGTGGCCATCGGCGATCCAGTTCTTGCCATCGGCGTCGCGGAAGACCAGCGCCGTGCCGGCGAGGCGCGGATCCCATTTGCCGATGTCCTGTAGCCGCTCGGTAACGCCCTCCTCGTCTCCGCCGCCCTTGAACTGGAACCGTTCGGCATCGACGCCGATGGTCGATGGGTCCAGAGATTCGATATCGCTTTTTTGCGCCGATGCTGGCTCGGAAACGCTCGGTGCCGGCGCTGGGGCCAATGCTTCGGCTGGGGCTGGCGCCGGGATTTCGGGCGCTGGCGCACGCAGGTTCGGGCGCTCGATCGTCGGCATCAATGGCGCGGCCGGGACAGGGGGCGCGCTGCCACGGCGGATGCTCGCCCCTTCGGCCTGGTACAGCGCCTCGGGGCTGATGGTGTCGCCCAGCCGCGCGGCGCGCGTGCGGTAGCGATGCGCGATCAGTTGCGCGGCAGCGTCGGCTTCCTCTTTCGGACGACCAGCGGCGATCAGTTGCTGCGCCACATCGGCGGCGATCTCGGCGACCTGCTGCTCGATGGGCTTGGTTGACGGAACGCCCAGATCATTTGTCACTTCCGGCGAAACGGTTGACGGAATCGCCGCTGGGCTGGCCACTTCCGGCTCAATCACTTCCGCGCCGATAGCATCGGCGGCCCGGCGGTGCGCCGCGGCGACCTGCGGCCCGAGCTCGCGCAGGCGGCGATCAGTGGCGTTGATCTGCAACTGCAGCGCGGCGGCTTCGGCCGGCTGCACCTCGGCCACGGGATCGCGGACCTGCGCCAAGCGCGCGGCAAGGTCGTCGCGCTGGTCGAGCAAGGCGTCATATTCGCTGAAGGCTTCCGGCTCCATACGGCGCGCCGTGGCGACGACGTCGGGGATCGTGGGCTGCGCCGACAGCATGGCCTCGGTGCGTGCGGCGTCCTGCGCCGACATCGCGGCGTCGGGGGCCTGCTGGTGCGTGCCCATGAAGGTTTCTTCGGTGGCGCCGGGACCGACCACTTTGGCGTCCATGGCCTGCGCGACGGTCGGTTCAGGGGTCTCCGGTTTCGGGACCGCTGGCGCGGCAGTCTCAGGTTCCGGTCGACCAAGCACACGCCGCGCTGGACCAGCGCCCATCTCGGTCAGCCGCGCGCCGATGCGGTTGGTTTCGTTGAACACCAGCCCGAACCCAGTCGCGATGGCGACCTTGGTGGGATCGACCGGTTCGCCGCGGGCATATTCGGTGCCCGCCTCCATGCCACCCGCCAGCGCGCCACCGAAGATGTGGCCGGTCGCCGGGTTCGCCGCGATGCGCTGGAACGCTGTCGCATTGGGCGGCAGTTTGGCGGCAGAGCGGAAGCCGCCTGGCTTCATGCTCAGCACATAGGGCACCGTGCCGCCGAGGAATGAGGCCGTCGGCTGATAGGTCTCCTCCTTGGCGCGCTGCTGCTCGCTCTGGCCGAGGAAGTCCTGCCAGGACTCGGGAAGGGCCTTGAGCGCCCAGTCCTGCGCTGCCGAGACAGCCGCCGATCCGCCGATGGCGCCCACGAGGCCGCCGCCAATCGCCAAAATCGGCGACGCGATCGGGGCAGCCGGTCCCGCAGCAAGCCCGAGCGCTCCACCGATCTCGGCACCGGCACCCGCTGCAGCGAGGCCGCCCGCCGCTGGCGCAATGTTGCGCTCGAACGCGTGGGCAAAGGCGCTGAACGGATCGGTGTCCGACCCCGGCTCGGGCTCAAGGAACGCCGCAAACGGGTCGGCAGGCTTGGTATTGTCCGCCTGAGCCGCAGGGGCTGGCGCGGCCGGTTCAGGAGTCAGGAACTGAGCGAACGGGTCGGTTTCGTCCATCACTGCACGGGTAGAGCAAGACCGAGGTCTTCTACACCATTAATCACCGGATGTGGTCCCGGATAGTCGGTCGGCGCTGCGGCGGCCTTGCGCTCGAACTTTGGCAGTTTACCACCCGGCGGCGTGAGCAGATCCAGCACGCTCGCCGCAGTGATCCCAGATGCGGCGAAATGGCGGTCGAACGCTGCCTTGGTCGCGTCGGACGGATCGGTCAGCAGCGTCTCGATGATGCCCTGCCACTTATCCGGCGCGAGCGGGGCCTGAGTGGTGGGGTTCTTGGGGGCGGCATTGAACAGCAGTTTCCAGCCCTGATCATCCACGCCGGCCGGTGCCTGTGGTGCCGTCATCTGGTCGATGTCGACGCCGGTCTGCTGCGCCATGACCTGCGCCATCGCCATCTCGCGCGGATTGCGCAGTCCAGCCACCATCTTGTCGACGTTCTCCTGCGTCAGGAACTCCCACGGGTTTTTCCCGGACTTTTCCCATGCGTCGTAGGACGCCTCGAACCGCGGGATGAAGCGCGAATTGAACAGTGCCTCGCCGGCCGGGTCCCTGATCTGCACCGGACCGGTATCCTGCTGGAAGCTGAGCTTGGATTTCGCATAGTTGAGCAATCCGGCCTTGGTCGTCTGCACCGCCTGACCATCGACGCTCTTGGCGGCCGAGGTCATGATGCCGCCGAGTTTCTGCACGCCCGCGAGCGTCAGATCGCCACCTGGGCCGGCGCGACGCAGCAAATCCCCCATATCGGCGATGCGGGAGGGATCGCCCGGCGCCGCCACCACCTGCTGGTAGGCCGCCCAGAAGCCCGGGCCATAGAATGCGGTCGCGCCGGTGACGCTCTGGTCCGCATGAGCCAGCAGCGCCGTGGTCAGCGTCGACTTGGTATTCCACTCGAGATTCGGATCGTTGGCGATGGCCTGATCGAGCCCGGCCACGTCGCCGGTCAGGATGCGCGTCATATACTGGTTTGCCGTCGCATCGTTGATCTGCTTTTTCTGCGTCGCGGTCGCGTCAGCGGCGACCTGCATGGCGGCATATTGCTGGTTGACGCGGGTGATCGCGATGCGCCGCGCCTCGGGGGTAAGATTGGGATCATCGAGCACCGCCTGCATCGCCGTCGCCTTTGGGGTCTGGGCGAGTTCTGGCACCGGCATCGCCGCCGGAGCACTGAGCGGGGCGGCACGCGCAACATCGGCGCCCGGCTGTGCAACGATAGGCCCTTCCGGTGCAACGGGCACTGCAGGCGTCCCCGCGACCGCCACCGGCGGCTGATAGCTGGCGCGCACCGAAGGGGCCAGCGCCCCATCGCGCGGCGTCGTGCCGTTGAACCGATGCGCCCACATCGCGACGAACTCGCGGGCCGTCATGCCCTGCGTGCCGCCGTTCTGGATCACGGCCTTGGTGCCGATCAGTGCTGCTGCCGAGGCGTCGGGGTTTCGGAACAGCTTCGCGGCTCCGCCCGGCCCCTGCTGGTGCGCCAGATAGAGTTCGGCATCGGTCGGCGGCCGGCCGAGGATCGGCGTCAGGAATTTGGCGTTGTCGGCAGCGTAGCGCTGGATGGCGACGATCGACGCCTCCGGGTCGTGCGGATCGCCCCCGCCGCCATAGGCCGCCCAGGTCGCATCGGAAAACTGACCGAGCCCCTTGTGCCCCGAGGCATTGTCGATGTCCGGCTTGCCGCCACTTTCGATCTGGACCGTGCGCGCAAGGCCGGTGGCCGTCATTCCACCCGGAACGGTGGTCGTGGCCTCGCGATAGATCGGCTGCGCCGGATTGGCATAGGAGGTCTGTGCGGTGGCGGCATCGTCGGCAGTGGCCGCCGCCAGCGCGGCATCGGCCGCGGCATTGCCATCCTGCTCATCGGCCCGCGCCCGGAGACTGTTGTAGATCTCATCGTAGGACGTACCGGCATCGGCTTGGTTCGCCTTGAGTACTTTGAGGGCAGTCGATGGATCGGTAGCGCCGATCGCCAGCACACGCGCCTTGAGGGCGTCCCGCTTGCCCCCCGCCATCGCGGCATTCCACACCTCGTCACCCGGCTGCGCGCCGAGGAGTTGCGCCTGCTTCACCCGGGCATTGATGAGGTCGGCTGTTCCGCCGGCGACGGCGCTCTTGCTGCTTGGCGCCGCGGCGATGCGGGCAAGCGCATTGTCCTCGCTGGCTTGGTTGACCGAGGTGTACCAGACCTTGGACTGCTGGTCGGCGTGCGAACTGATCTGCCCGAGGGTCTGGGTTTTGAACGGCGTTGCGGCCTTGTCGAAAAGGTTCTGGGCGACCGGATTGGTCTTGAGGTCCGACAGGTATTTTTCGTGCAGCTTGTTGATCTGCTCCTCGATCGAGGGGCGTGCGTCCATGGCGCTGCGCCCGTTGAGACCGAGATAGCCGGTGTCCTCGATCGGCTTTCCGTCCGGCCCCATGCTGCTGTTCGACGGATCCCCGCGGAGAAGCTTGGACACATCCTGCTGGTAGAGGTTGAACGCATTGTCACTCGAGGCTTGCGTAAACACATCCCCGACGTCAGCGACCGACGCGCCGAAGCGGCGGACCGCTGGACTGATTTTGTCCTGAACCCGGATGTAATTGTCGGGCACCGTGGTGTCCGGCATGACGCTGGGGACGCCATCGTAGGCCGCCATCTCAGGTCACGCCCTGAGCGAAGCTTGCCCCGGCCCGGATGGGCGAGGAGGGAGACTTCCCCGGCGTGCCCCATTTCGATGCCACGCTACCGACGCCAGAGGCGATCGTGCCGAGCGCGTCGAACATGGATGCGGTCTCATCCTGCTGCGCCTCGGCCTCGAAATTCGCGGCCTGCGTGGTGTAGCCGTAAGCCTGCAATTCGGCGTTGGTCAGCACGGTCTCGGCGTCGAGGGTGTCGGCCTCACGCTCACCGGCCTGCACATCGACCGCCGAGCCGGTGTTGACGTCCACGCCGCTCGCCGCCTGGCCCGCCTTCAGGGCACCGGACTTGGCCGCCCCTTTCATTGAGGTGATGGCGGCCTGCGCCTGTCCGGCGTTGCGCGCATAATCGGCATTCTGCAGCGCCAGCGTCTTGTTGTTCCGCGCCACCTGAGCGGCGTAGGCCCCGCCCTCAAGCGCACCCGCCGCTGCGATGCCGGTGCCCGCCACGGTGGCGATGGTGCCGATGATCGGGGCTGCGGCTGCAAGAAATGCCATCTACGCCACCTTTCTGATCTGCCGCTCGGCGACCATGGTCATGACCGGCACGCCGTGGCGGATTTCCGTCTTTTCGGCCCGAAAGCCGAGGAAGTAGGCAAATCGCAGGGAAGCCTCGTCGTCCTTGAGGACGAACGTGCGGATCGACTGTTTCACGAGGAACGCCCGGTCCAGTTCCCGCAGGATCATCCGCGCGACGTGATTGCTGGCGAGGCCAATGTCTTCGGCGAAGGCCATCCAGCCCCACCCATCGCCGCTGCCCAGCGGCCCCTCGATGCCGCCCACCGCCATCAGCTTGCCATCGACCAGCCATGCCTTGCGGTAGGCGGACGCATCGAAGCGCTGCCGCAGGTCGCGGTGTGCCGAAACTCCCATACGAACGAGGACCGCCGCGTGGTCGCGCCGGAGCCGTCGGGCGATCTGCCCGCAATGGTGCGGCCTGGCGTCGACGAGTTCGGCCTTCATCCATTGTTCTCCGGCTGGTCTCCGGGGTCGAGTTCCGGCACGAGGCTCAGCACATTCATCGGGAGGGGGAAATCCTGCTGCAACGCGATCTGGCCCGGCTTCTGGAATCCGCCCTGCACGGTGGTGCGGACGTAGCCGTTATAGAGCGGAACGGTGATGCTGTTATAGGGGGCGCGCAGCAGATTGTCGTAGGGATCGAGGTCGGACCACGGCGGCGCGATCTGCGGTGGATTGAGCGTCGAACCGTCCACCTGATTGCTGCCGACCTGGATATCGCGTGACGCCTCGAGCAGCGCACTGACGCCAGCGACCTTCTTGCGCTGGCCCTGAATGGTCGGCGAACCCGCATCGGCATAGACCGACTGTAATTGTGCACGAAAGCCGAGGCCGACGACGATCGAGCTCGCTGGCGCATCCAAGGTGATGGTGCCATCGGAAGTCACGACCTGTGGAGTGATCACGACGCCATCTGCGAGGCCGGTCACCATCTCGCCTGCCAGATGTCCGAGGCCATCGACCAGCGTGATTGGGCGCGTCATCGTCCAATCGCCTGGACCCTGCGGCAGCACGATGTCGTCGGTATTGGGCCGGAGCTTGGTGATCGGTGAGGTAATCTGCGCCGTGACGGTCTGGGTATCGGTGAAGCCGGTAATGGTCGCGACGCCGTTTCCCATGCGGATGACCTTGCCGACGTCGCCCACGGCGAACACCGCCGCCGAAGCGGTGAAAGTGGCTGAGTTATCGAGCCCAGCATGTGCCGTCGCGTCCTGCCCCGTTCCTTCCGGGTCAAGGAACGAAATCTTGGGGTAGATGTAGCCGGATCCGGGCGTGACCAGATTGAGCGCGGTGATCGCGCCGCTTCCATCGATCGTGACGGTGAAGTCCGCTCCCGAACCCTCCCCAACCTCATCCTCGACCTGCACCTGCGTCGAGGCCGAATACCCGCTACCGCCGGTCAGTACGGTGGCGCCGGTCAGGGCGCCGAGGCCGGTCGGCGTGTCGGCCGTCAGCGTGGCGCTCGGGGTTGGCTGCGGCAGCGCCAGTGCGCAATCCACGCACCAGCAGTTCTCCACCTGATCCCACAGGCGGTTGTCCATGCGTTCGATCATGTAGGCGTTCTTGCCTCCTGGGAACCGCTGGGTCGCCAGATAGAGCGCATCCACCGGCGGCTCGATGATCGAGCACACCGACCAGAACTGTCCGTTCGTGTCATGCCGCGCCCAACCAGCGATGTTCTCGGCCTTGAGGTAGGTCAGGCTGAGCATGATGCCGTCGTCGCGGACCACCCAGACGATTTTGTTGGGCTGCTCGCACCAAGCGTGCTCGAGCACGCTGTGGTTGGTGAACAAGTGGGTCGAATACTGGGTGAGGTCCAGCGGCTCGGAAAGGTTCAACTGGTAAGGCAGGTCGTAGTAGAGCCCGGCGATCGCCGTGACATAGATAATGTCGTTGTTGATCTTGATCGGCGGCACCGTTGGCGAGCAGCCGGTGAAGGGCTGCGGATTCGCATCCTGGCTCGACGGCGTGATCGGGCCGGAATTGGTGGCGAAGCTGCCGGCCCCGTTCAGCAGCCATGACGACAGGCCAGTGAACATGACCAATCCCGCCTGGCTCTGGACCATGAACTGGATGCCGTTGACCTGCACGCCCCATGGCGAGCCGGTGAGCGCGTCGGTGTCGATCGGCGGAATGCGACGGTCGAAATTGGTATAGGCTCCCGGCTGCGACATATCGTAGGTGTCGGGTTGATTGAGCGAATCCGCGTAGGCCCGACGCTGCTGGAAATAGCCCGGGACCGAGGGATAGGTGCCATCCTGCGCGCCGATCAGCAGTGCTGCGGTCGCGCCAGTGCCAGTGCCGTTGATGATGATCGTGTCACCATTCTGGTAGTTGGCACCCGCATCATCGATAACCACCGAGACCACCGCGCCGTTCTGCACCACGACCTCGAGGACGGCACCTGAGCCGGTGGCCGAGGTGATCGCCGCCGAAGCGGTGGTGTAGCCCGATCCGCCGCTCATGATGGACACGCCGATCACCGCACCCCGGGCGAATGGGTTGACGTGCCGCGGCGGCACCTGAGCGAAGGCGGGGACGATATTGCTGTCGATGAACTGCGTGCCGTAGGCCGAGCCGATATAGCCGAACAGCGAGCCAGCGGGCACCGGCGAGCCCAAACTGGGCTGGGCCTTGTAGATGTTGTATTCGCTTACCCCTTCGACCGGCGACCACGAGATCGTGTTCTGGCCCGCCGTGGTCGAGATCGAAACCCCTTCCACTGCCGCGATCGATGACGCGATACTCTCGCTGCCGTCGATCGGTGAGATCGCCGTGACTACGTATTCATAGAACGTCGTGCCGGCACCGCTGCTGACCGCCGCCACCGATGCCGGAGGATCGACCGACGAGACCGCCACGACATCGGAGAACGACCAGTCGATGTTGCTGAAGCGGGAGAGATCCTGAGGCGGGTATTCGGTCTGCGTGTCCTGATTGACGCAGCATAGGGTCATCACATCCGCCGACTGGACGAACTTGATCCAGCGCAAGTCCTCCTCGTTGTAGATCGTCGGCAGTGTGTAGATGCGCGCTGCGGTGCCGCCGCCGGTGTAGGCATGAAAGGTGGTGGAATCCACCGGCACGCCGTAGACGTCGACCAGCGCCGCAGTGGTCGGAGTTACAGCGGCCAGAAAATAGGCATTACCGTTCAATTCGGTCATGCCCTGAACCCCGGTGATGAACACCTCATCACCATTGGCGAATGGAGGCACCGCAGCCCATGTCATGATGAACTGCGCGCCCTGTCCCACGCCAGTGCTGAAATCTTGCCCGACCGGATTTGGTGGCACCGTAGTGTAGACACCGGGATTGGTGATCGAGACTGCATGCGGTCCGAATACGGCCGTCTGGAATGTCGCTCCAGTGCCGCCGCCCGAGGTCGCAGACTGCGTCATCACCCCACCGCCCGGCAACGCCGTGTAGATGCCCGCGTTACTGATCGTAATGGTGTCGATGCCGCTGGCCGTGCCTCCCGTGAGCGTCGCGCCGCTGACGGTTCCGTTGCTGCCTGCACCAGCCACCAGCGTGTAGGCATTTCCACCGACACCGGTGGTGTCATAGACCACCGAAAGCACGGTCGAATTTGCCGAGTAGGTGGCCACCATAAGGCTGGCGTTGGCCGAAGCATTGAGGTCCGACGCCAACTGGACAAGCGTTCCGGCCAAGGTCGCCTGTATCTGTGTCTGGTTTGCTCCGACTGGCGTGGTTTTGAAGGTCCACGCCACGCCATTGAGCGTGATCGTGCTGCCATCGGTCGGATTGGCGCTGAACGCGATAAAGCCGCGGGCGGCAACCGGCGCGACAGTATTTACCGTTAGTACCGCAGCCGGAGCCGCCGTGCCACCGCCAAGCGTGATGGTATCGCCTGGCGCATAGCCGCTACCGCGCGAATTGGTGAGGATCGATACGAGTTGGCTGGTGTCGACGCTCAGCACTGCCTCGGTCAGCGCTTCGCCGCCCGCCAGTGTGATTTGGTCTCCTGGGGCATAGGAGAATACCACACCCGTGTTCACCGGGATCGCGGTCTGAGCGCCGCTGGCGCCGAAGCTCATGACGGCTGGATTCGCCTGCGTCACGCCAGCGATTGCGATCGGGGTCTCGGTGACGAAACCGCCATCTGCGATCACGCGCATGTAGCGGTGTCCGAACTCGAGCGCGAGGCCCTGCTTGATCGAGAACTGGAACGGGATCAGACGCGGAGGGAAATCACGACCCGTCTGTTTCGAGAATCCCACGAACTTGGTGCCGGCTCGGCTGATCGCGGCGCCGCGGTAATCCACCGCCATGTTGCGCGAGGTGGACGAGGCGATGCGCTGCCGGTCGATGTCGACGCGACCATAGAGCGACGGCGCGAGCTCGCCCGTGGCAAATGCGAGGTCCAGAAGCGGGACCGCCATCAGAACACCGCGCCGCCGGGCAACGCCAAGCTGTCCCACCCGTAGCCGGTGACGCCATCACCGTACCCGAGGCCCGGGCCACCACCGGCGCCGAACCAGTTGTTGCCCCAACCGCCGGCGCGGCGGTTGTCCATCCAGTCGACCCGGATATCGGAGGTATGGATACCCTCATTGCCGTCGGCCATGCGCGCCTCGACGACCTTGGCTTTGACGATGGCGCTCTGGTCGTCGCGCAGTTGCAGACCGAACTTCTCCTTGCCGGCCTTCGACCAGATCGGCCCGGCGAGCTCGGCGGCGAGGTACGCAACCAACGCCGAGCGGAACAGCGCATCCCACAATGCCGGGTAGAGGATGTCCCGGGTGTAGACCAGCTTAGCATCCTGCACGTTGGTGAGGATCACCCTGCGTCCCTGCGGGCTTACGTTCGGGGTATCCCAGTTCACCTGTCCCAGGTCCACCGGATAGTTGGTGTCGACCGTCTCGAGGAAGCGGGCGACGCGCGCCTGCCCCGGGAACGCAGCCGGCTGGTTCTGCAGTCCGCTCGTCAGCGGCACCGTCGTCGGAATCTGGTCGTTTCCAGCCGGGATGAATGGCTGCTCGCGGTTCCACGGTACAAAGCGCGCTTTCACCGCATCTTGTGGGTAGGCATACTCGTAGGTCCAGCCTCCCGGCACCAGAGTGCCCACATCCGGGGTCTGCCCTGTCCGATCAGCGAGCAGTAACATTGGCGCTTCCGAGCGGGCGAAATTCCAGTGCGCAGCGCGGAGCAGTTGCTGGCGACAAGGACCATAGTGCCGGAGTGCGACCTGTGCCTGCTCAGTACCATCCTGCAGATCACCGATCGGCGTTGGCCACAAGATAGCGTCGAGTGCCTGGTTGACGACGTCGGTCGGCGTCCCTCCTCCTACCACCCCTGCCATCAACCCTGCTCCATTTTCGCGGCAGCGGTATCTTTAGCACTTTCCGCTGCCTCGACCGGAATGCTCTGCGGGCTGGCGAGGGCCGTGGTGAGGGCGAGCGCGAGCGCATCGATAAGTGCCTGCCCGAAATCCGGTGGCCATGTCAGCGGATCGGTGATCTGGCCCGCAAAAACTCCAAGCGCGTCTGGGACGCTCGACAGGATGGTGCGCCGCGGCGGGTTGTAGCCGGTGTCATTGTAGATGGTCCACGGACTGGGCTGCGGGTCGAAATCTGGAAACAGCACCGCCGTCGGCTTGACGATCCGCAACTTGATCATGTCCTCGGGATACGCATACTCGAACAACCATGGCTGCGGCGGATAGGCATTGGTCCACTGGCCCAAGTAGGAGGCGGGCGCGGTCTTCAGGAGCTCGAGCGCGATCGTGCGCTGCGCGAACTGCCAGTCGCCGGTTCGGATCAGCAGATCACGGGTCTGTCCGTAGACCGCCAGCGCCGCATTGGCCTCGTCGGACCCATCGTAGAGCGTACCGATCTGGCGTTTGACGCCGATGTTGATGAGGGCGGCATTGACGAAGTCGGCGGCTGTGGAGAGGACGTTTGCCATCAGTCTTGCCGGGCCTCACCCAAGGTCTCGAATGCGGCACCGGTTTTCACGTTCAACTCGGCCGTGGTCGGTTTTCCGGCGAGAGCCACCGCCATCTCGCTGGCGAGCAGCCGCACCACGGCTTCACGCAGCAGTGGATCCCAGTTATCCTCGGTCGGGTTGTTGTTGTAGACCGCGACTGCGTTGGCCAATGGCGTCTGGATGACCTTCTTCTGAACCGCAGCGACGACGGCGTTCGCTACCACGAAGTTGATTGGGAAAGGATTGTTGAGATCGATGTCGGCGTCTGCCGGCCGCAGAGTCCAGACTTGGATACCGTTGGTCGGATAGAGGTATTCGATCCAGCCCGGCAGGGGCGCCGGATTGCCGCTAAGCGTCAGAGCAACCGAGCGCCGAGCGGCGTCCCAACCGAACTCCCGCATGACGGTCGCGACGCATGGTGCATAGAGTCGCTGTGCCGCCTTTCCCGCAGCGCTATTATCGAAGTTCGGCGCGTTTCCGATAACGGCGGTCTGATTGTCGCCGATCAGCATGATCGCCTGATTGACGATATCGTTGCTGGTGACGGGCACCGCTCACCCCATGATCTCGTCGACTTGCATGTAGGAATTGATGACTCCGCCATAGCGCCGAACACCATTGACACCGTTGAATGTCGTGGTGCCGGCAGACGAAGCTCCAGCCCTAAATTTGAACGTCGTGGTGCTGACGGTGTTGGCCAGAACGGTCACATTCATGGTCATCGGCCAGTTGTACTGCGCATTGGTCTCAACGAAGCCGCCAGCCGCCAATGCGCTGGCAACGCTGTCCTGAAACAGTGCTCCAGTCATAAAGATGCCTGCGCCGGTCGTGTTCGAGAGAGCGCCAGCCAGAACCGAAACGCGCAGCAAATTGCAGGTGCTGCGAGGCGTGATCGCCTGCGACATATACTGGTCGCCTTCGGTATTCTGAGGGATCGTGTCGTCAGCCGGAATAACTGTGGTGCCCGTGGCCACGGCTCCGGTATCGGTGCGCGGGCTCTGGATGATTGTGCCTGGACGAGCGACGCCCGGTCCCATCAATTGTAGCGTTGTTGGCACCGAAGCATAGAGACCGGCGGTGGTCAGGCCATTGGCATACTCGGCATAGCCAATGATCCGAACTGCATCGTTCGAGACACCCGTCGTCGTGTAGAGGGTTCCAGGCGACGTCGACAGGCCGGTGATCGTGGTCGATGTCTGGCGGGTGGTTTCCCACGATGAGCAAGGGTAAGTCGTCGGCGAGACCGTGCAGATGGCCGCGCCGATCTGCGGTGTGCCCGAGCTGTAAGTCTCGAACAGCCAGATCCTGAACGGCACGCCGTTGGACGTCCCCAAAGTGGCACCCGAGGGAATTACCAGCGACTGGGCGGACGTGATCGCGACCCACACAGGCGTTCCCGTGGTCAACGTCGTCGACCGGAATGGGATCATCACCGGGTTGGACGCACTGGGTGCCGATCCATTCGCGCCGACGACGTTGATCGTCAGGTTGGAGCCGCCGACACTGGCCGTCAGCCCCATGTTGACGGGCATATCGAAGCCGTAAGGCGGCTGGGTCTGGGAAATCGAAAAGACGCCGCCACTTAGATTGATGCCGAACCCGGCGGTCGAGGCCGTGACCGTCGCGCAGGAGAAGCCGGTATTGGTGGTCCACTGCAACGCATTGTTGGCGCTCGAGCACGATGGCACGGCCAGGTCGGTCACCGCCGTCGAGACTGCAGCGCCCTTGACCGTGTTCTGCGTTGCGGTCGCCAGTTTGGCATTGGTGACCACACCGTTGGCGATCGTGGTCGACACCGTGCCGGCCGATGAAGTGACATCGCCGGTGAGCGCCGGCATCACAGTGGCGGGCAAGGTGCCGGAGTTGATCTGGCTGGCACCGATCGACTTATTGGTCAGCGTCTGGCTGTCCGAGGTGCCGACGATGTTGCCACTGGGCGGGAAGGTCTGCGGCACCGAGTTGATCTGGAAGGGACCGGTAAAATTGTTCGTTCCAGTCCAGGTATTGTTGCCGCCGACGGTAACGAACGCGCCGCAATCCTTGAGCAGCGTGCCCGAGGTATTGTTCCAGCAGGCCGCATCATTGACCACCGACGAGGCAGGGCCGACGACACCGCCGATCGAGAATGGGAACTCGTAGCTGGTGCCGTTAACGAGGAAGTTGAGGGGCAACGTCGTCGCCGCTCCCGCCGCGCCGTAGCTGATGAGACCGCCACCCTGGGCATTGGGCGACATGCAGAGATAGTGGTAGCCGGTGGCGTTGGTGGTCGGCGCGTCGTAGTCGCAGATGTTCTCGCCGTTCGGCCCGGTGCCGGCATTGGCATAGGGCGGCGTGCCGGTGCCGCGCACCGTGATGCCGAGCTCCTTGAGCCCGACGCCGGCGCCCCCACCGCCCGCCGTGCCGCTGTCGACCACGATCGGCTGACTGCCGCCCGAGTTGGTATACATCGGCGCGTGGCCGGAGGCCCAAGGACCGGCCTGCAACACCGTCGATTGCGCCTCGGCTGCCGCAGGGGCCAGCGCGAGGATGAAAGCGAGCACGGCACCGCGGAGCAGGGACATCGATGTGACCTCGGACAGGGTTAGGAGGAGGCGTAGATCAGCGAGCGCTTCTTGGCAACGGGCGCGTCGTCCGCCTCGCCGTTTTCGTCATCTTCGCTCTCGACCGCCATGTCTTCGATCTGGAGCTCGACGCGGGCGCGAGCACCATCGGCGTTCTGATCGAGGCTGGCCGAGGTGATGCGGGCCAAGGCGTGGATGTGCACGAGACCGCCGATGCCGGTCACCGCTTCAGACGGATCGATGCCCAATTTGGTCATCTCGGCGTCGGTGAGGCAGATGCGCAGGCCGTATGGATACTCCGGCTTTTCGTCCATCGGGATGGGCATGACCGTGTCGAGGCTTTCTTCCTCGTCCAGTTCCATCGAGACCATCGGATTGAGTTTCATCGCGGCCTCACTCGTTTCCGGCTTCGGTGTTCGCCTGCTTCTCCTCGGCAGGCGTGGCCTCGGCGGGCTGGGCACCATTGAGTTCGAGGTCGTGAGCGTCGAGCATGTCCTGGATCGCCTTCTCATGGCGATCATGCATCTGCTTGATTTCGTCGCGATGGCGACCGTTCATGTCGCGGCGCTCGGCGAGATGGGTCTTCATCAGCCCCTTACGGGCCTCGGAATGCTTCCCCATCATGGTGCTGCGCGCATCCGCCGCCGCAGTGCCTGCCGACTCGTCGTCGCTGGCCATGACCTTGCTCTCGGCGGGCTTTTCGCCATCTTTGGGCGCGGGCTTTTCCTCCGGCTTGGGCTCGGTCTTGGGTTCCTCGGCCTTGGCCTTTTCCATCGAATTGTATTTGAGGGCCATGGCGTCAGTCCTTCATCTTGGAATTGGAGTAGGTGAGCGACTTCTTCTTGCGCATACCCATCAGGGTCTGGGCGAGGCGAGCTTCTTTGCCCAGCGTCCCGCTATCCCCTGCATGCTCGGATGCATATTCGCTGGTGGTCTTGCCGGCGGCTTTGGCCTTGGCGGCGAACTTGCCCTTGTTCTTGTCGGGAACGGCCTTCTGGATCCAGTTCTTGCGCTTCGGCTTGTCGGCCATGGGCATCGTCCTCGAGGCGGCGTCGATGAGGGTGGGCGACGGCATCAGCTACCCATCGATTTGTAGCTGAGCCCCTTCCGCTTCTTGTCGCTGACATGCTCGGGCAGTTTGCCTGGCTGATCGTCGGCGATCATCTTCTTGGCAGCGGATTGGGAGACGCCACCGGCGCCTCCCTTGTGTGATGCAGCCGCGTACATGAGTCCGCGCTGCGCCTGCGACTTGAACGGCATCAACCGCCCCGATAGATCAGCGCGTCAATGGTGGCGCTGCTGTTATTCGAGGTGTCGATCTGTTCGATCTGGTCATCGACCGTCACCTGAAAGTCGATGAAGGCTCCGGGCGCGCTGTAAAGCTGCGGAGCAGGGCTTCTGGTGTAGGCGGACCAGATCACCTTGTCGCCGCTCTTGAGACCGGGGACGCTGATAGTCCCCGATCCGTTACGTCCCGTGAACTGGACCGTGATGAAGCCGAACTCGCTCACATCGACCTCGTCAGAGTTCGGCGCTGGCGTTGATGACGCCTGAGCCGTTGTTGGAATATAGGAAGCTGGTCGTGCCAGCCGCGCCGAAGCCGGCCGATGATCCGCACGCCACCAAGACACCTTGTACGTTTGCAGCGGTCGAGGCAACCGCCGTGGAAGTGCCGAGGGACGTGCACGCCGTCACAGCGGTCATGGCCGTGGTGGTGTTGGCCGCAAAGCCGGTCGTATAGGTCATCGTCGGTGCCGTTCGCATAGTCGTCGGGAAAGGCACCTGACACAGCGCCAATGACGTGGTCGAGTTGGCGCATGGAGCGATGACCGTAATCGCAGCGCTTTCCGCGATCTTGTAGAAGTAGCGCTGCTGCAGGGCGGTTTCCTGTCCGATCAGACGCCGGTCATAGGACGAGCAGTTGATCGTCGAGCAGTCGGTCGCCGTGGTCTGCGAAGCGATCGAAGTCAGCGCCGCATTGCGGCTCAACTGAATGCCGGTCAGCGCCACATAGTCATTGGTGCCCGCCGTCCCCACCGGGGTATAGCAGAACACCACGCCGATCTCGGTGGTGCCCGCCGGGATCACGCCGACCGCCGCGAACCGGGTCGGCACGGTGCTGATCGTCGCCACATCGGCTACGGTCGTCGCCTGACCGGTCCAAGTGCTGGAGCCGCCTCCACCCGCATTGAAGGCGAAGGCCATCTTGGAGACGCCTTCATCGGTGCCGGTGCCGGTGATGATGTAGGCCGTCAGCGCGCTATTTGCCGCCGAGAAATTGGCCCCCGCAGTCGCCCAGAAATCGAGTTCGGCGGTGGCTCCTTGGAACATGTAGGAGTTCACCGACTCGACTTCCTGCACCATGCAGAGCGGCACGACGCCGGTCTGGCCGGACGTACGCGCCATCTTGAACGCGGCCTGGTAGCTACCGCTGGCGGGAAGATCGGCCGCCGTGGTGTCGCGGCTGACGGTCATCGCCGTATTCGTGCCAGACCAGTAGGCCCAGCGGTCCGGGCCGCCATAGGTGATGGTGGTCGTGACGCTCGAGCCGGTCGTGGCGCGCTGGAACAGATTGGTGCCGGCATCGCCGCCGATCAGAGCGTTGATCTTGGTCGCCGCTGAAATGCCGAAGCCGGCCAACTGTGTGGTGCTGGCATACTGATTACCGGCCGATGGCACGCCGCGGGGAATGACCTGGATCAAATCCGTGGGGTTGATCGAGGTGACCTGCGGTAGGGTCTGGGCATCGGCAACTGCCGCCCCCAGAGTGAGAAGGGCCGCAATCGCGAGCCCAGCGAGATGAGTGAGTTTCATGTGGATTCTCCTTGGGTTCGCGTCAAACGACGGCGTAGTTGAAGATTGACGGTCTACGGCATATCGTCGGCGCATGGTTGATTGGTCGCGCGTCGACAAGACGGATGAATGCTGGAATTGGACCGGAGCCGTCAATGGCTCCGGCTATGGCCCACATCGAAAGGCTTACGCCGAGCAGGTCTACGGCCCGATGCATCCGAAGCTCTACGTTTTGCATCATTGCGATAACACGAGATGCGTTCGCTTGGAGCATCTGTTTCAGGGCACGCAGTCGGACAATATGAAGGACTGCGCCGCAAAGGGTCGAAATTCTCGTGCATATCGCTTTCCGAAGGGAGAGGCCCATCCGTACTTCGGGAAGACTACTTCCGATGCCAACAAAGAGGCCATGCGGAAGCGTAAACAGAAGCCCTTTTCCGTCATCGCCCCAGATGGAACGGTGATCCACGGTATTAACCTCACGAAGTTCTGCCGGGAACACGGACTCAATCAGGGAGCCATGTTTCAGGTGGTCAGCGGTGCTCGTCCGTGGGCTCATAAGGGCTACCGCCGATTCATCCCAGAATGACAAAATTGTAAGTCGACGTATCCAGCGCCGTGCCGCCGACGGTGAAACCGGTGCCTGGCGTGATGGTCAGAACGTTCGGTGCATTCGGGCTCACCGTGCCGCCGACCGTTTTGAGGGTGAAGATGATGACCGAGCCGGTGGTGATGTTTGCGTTGGTGACCGTGACCGGCGTCGCGCCGTTCAGCGTCACCGTGCCGGCGGCCTCGCGCAAATTGGTGAACTCGGGGCCACCGTTGTCGATCGGAATGCGTCCCAAGGTGGGGAAGCCGGTCAGCGTCAGTACGCCCGACTGAAAGGCACCGAAGGCGCCGATGGTGCTGCCTATCCCGATGCAGAGGATCGCGAGCAACAAAATGCGCAGATTTTTCATGGATACGGTTCCTTTTCCGATCATTTGTAGACCACGGTCATGTCGCTACCATTGGCGGTCGCCGTGACGATGGTTAAGCCGGTCGAAAACGCCAGTCCGACCGGGCCGTAACTGATCGCTTGCCCTACCGCCACATTGACCGCGTCGGGGATGCCGATCACCGTACCCGAGCCAGCCGTGTTGTCGTAGAGCGTCGTTACGTTGGTCGCCGTGGCCTTGGTGTTGAAGATGATGGCGTAGATCGTGCCGGCTCCCGATTTGACCGTCGTGGTCGCCTGACCTGCCGCAATGTGCGTGTAGCTGGCGCCGCCGCTCGGTGTCGCCTGTGGCGTAACACCAACCATGCCGGTGACGCCGCCAGAGCGCATCCGGTCCCAAGTGCTGTTGTTGTAGACCCACGGATAGATCGAATATCCGTGCGCTGATAGGCCAGCCGAGTTGAGCACCTGCACGGTGCTGTTGGTGTTCGAGATACCGTCACCGTCGGACTGCAGTGCGCCATTGAAATTCGAGACCGACACTGCGCTTTGATCGCTGGCAATGACCACCGGGAGGCTGGCCGCCATCGCCTTCTGACCCTGCGAAAATGATGCGCCACCAACCTGGTTGAGGTTCACGCTGGTGATGCCGGTGGGCGTTCCGGCGGCAGGATTACCGCTCGAATTGGCGATCACCGCGATGATCTGACCGGGCACCACCGTGAAGGTCTGCGGCTGATTGGCGGTGAGCACCTGATTGGACGTGGTGGCTGTCGGATTGGCACCGACCACGACCGAACAACCGGCATCGCAGTAAACCTGGATGCCGTGGGTGTTGGCGTTGAAGGCGGCCGATTGGACCGATGCGCCGCTGAACGTCACCGTCTGCGAGGTGATGGCCGGCTGCGGCAGATTCTGGGCGGTTTGCGAGCGATCCTGCGAGATCGGCGATGCGAACTCGGTGACGTAGAGCGTCGCGCCAAGGGCGACCGTGGGCAACAGCCCTGCGATGAGCAGGGCAGCGAGCCCGATCAGCCGACCAGCAATGCGCGACGCCATTTCATGCCCTTAGTTGGACGAGGGGAACGAGAGCGAGGGCTGCTTGCCGCGGGCCGTCCGCTCCGCCGGCGCCATCGTCTTGCCGAGGATGCGGATTTTGTCCGCATTTGGGTTGTCGGCGGCGTTGTCCGATGTGGTCAGTTCATTGCTCGAGGTGAGCTTGGCACCGAGCGTTGCCGGTTCGGCCGGCTCACGAACGAGACCGTGCGCCGCCGCCGTGGTGCTCTGGCCGACGATCTGCAGGCCGCCATTGCCTACCCATGAGGGCTGGTCACGTACGCCCGACATATTCTTGGTGGTGCCGCCGATCGATTCCAGATAGGCGGTGAACACCTCCTCGGCGATGGCATTCTTGGGCCGCATGGCGCTGTTGGGGGCACCGCGCCAGATGATCTCGTTACGCTTCCACTTGGTATCGCCGTCGGGCACCCATTCCTCGATCAGGGTGTCGTCAAGCCAAGTCTTGGCCACGACCTCGTAATGCGGGCGCAGGGACGGATCGGCGTCGATCCGTATCAGGATCGCGCCCATCCGCAGCGCGGCTTCCTCGCGGCGCTTGGCCTCGGCCGGCGGAATGATGCGGCGGTTCTGGCCCTGATCCGACATGCCGGCGATGGCCACGGCGAGCTCGGAGATCATCGAGGACGTGTCGCTGGCGCCTTCGGCCTGACGGCCGGCCAGCAACTTGACCACGTCGCCCATGACATCAGTGCGCGCGGCGTTGGTCGCGGCGGCGATGATCTCGTCCAACTGCTCCTGCGTCATCACCAGCACCGGAGCTTCGGTCTTGGGCGACTCGGAAGCCGGAGCAGCAGCCTTCGGCGTGGTCTCGTTCTCGTTAGCCATCTCGGCTCCCTTCTTCGCAGAACCGGCGGGGAGCCCGTCTAAACGCGGGCGCCCCGGCGGTTTTCCTGTCGGCTTGTACGGCATCGCCTATCAGGTGCCGGTCGGGCTCTTGACCGCGTAGTTGCGCGGCTGGTTGAGGTTGGCGACGTCGTCGCGCTGCATGGTGACCGGGGCCACGACTGCACCCGCCGAGAAACTGCCGCCCGCCGAAGGCGAGAACAGTAGCCGGGCGAAGCGCGGACGCAGGGTCTCCGGGAACACCGGCGGATAGTCGAAGCGCGCGGCCCGCTTGTTGATGCCAAGGTTGGCCGCCGTCATTGGGCCGGTTTCGACCAGCGTCTGCCAAGTCCCCGGCTGATGCGTGGTCGCATCTTCCGGGGCGACCTGGAACTGAATGTTCAGCGTCGAGCCGCCGACCGCCACCAAGCCGGTGGTGAACAACACTTCGAGCTGACCCTTCAGTTCGCCGATACCCAGATCGGCGCCGAATGTGGTGACGTTGCCGATGATCGCCGAACTCGATGGCGCAATGCCGGCACCGAGGCCGAGCAGATCGATCACGTTGGACGGAATGGAAACGCCGGCACCGGCAACCAGTGACAGCGGCGAGCCCGGCGGGATGAAGCTTACAAGCGAGTCAATCAGCATCTCAGTTCTCCTTGATCTCGCCTGCGCTCAGGTGAGCGCCGCTTCGGTGTTGATGATGCGGTCGACGACATCGATCTGGATGCCGCGCCAGGTGGTGACCGGATTGCCCGCGTAGTCCTTGTCGGTGAGCAGGACGTTGCGGTTGCGGATCGACTGGATGTCCAGCCAGTAGCGCAGGGTTCGGTTGGTGTACCAGCACCAGCGCTTCTGGCTGTCGTCGGCCGGGGCGTCCGTGCCGTCGATGCCCGAAAGCTGCATGTTGGTGTCCGGCGGCAGCATGATCGCGTTCGCCATGTAGGCGAACAGGTCCGGCGGCGAGGCGCCGGCAAGCCCGTTCGGACCGGCGGTGGTGTCGATGTTGGCGATGCGGACGGCGTAGCGCCAGTCCTCGGGCACGAGGCCGATATCCTGGCCGAACCAGGTCGTCCATGCCTCGAACCGGTTGCCCGCCGAGTCGTAGGCCGGAACGATCGAGCCCTTGTCTTCCATGTTGAGGCCGGCCTTGGAGCCGCGCGGGAAGACGCCATAGATCGACTGCAGGCCCCAGCCGATCAGCCACATCGAGGTGTTGTCGGTGCCGACGCCGCCGGCGTTGATGACGTTCGCAGCGTTCTGCGCCACGGCGGTGTTGATCGTGTTGTAGAAGGTGGCGAGGCCCATGAACTGGGTCGGATCCACCATGGTGTTGCCGTAGATCAGGGTCTGGACGATGGTCTGGCCCATGCCCTCGAGGAACGCGATGTCCTCGGTCTCGCGGAAGCGCTGGGCATTGCCGGTGTGGTTGGCGAGATCGCGATCGATCTGGCTGTAGCCGCGCAACATCGCCATGCCGACGCGGGCCTTGGCCGTGGTCGACTTCCCGTAGGGGGTGCCCTGGTTATACTGGCGGAATGCGCCGGTCGGGATCGAGGAGCGGAACACGAAGGTGTGCCCCGTCATTTCGCTCGCTTCCTTGTACGGCATGTCGCCGCCGATCGCATTGTGCTGGCTCATCATCTCCGCAATGCGGGGGATGTTGCCATCGGGTTCGCTGCGCGATGCGGCATCGAGGAGGGTCGGCCAAGCGCCGGTCGGCATAATGCGTGCTCCTGGTTAGGTTTGCGGCTGGGAAGTCGGGTTGTCGTACATGAGCGCCTTGCCCCGAGTGTTGGGGTTCTTGCCGATATCGGCCGGCGGTTTCGGGTTGGGTGGCGGCAGGCTCGCCTCGCGGACATAGCGCGCGGCGTTGTGCATGAACCTGAGGATGGCCGGATTGTCGCCCGCACCCGTGACCTTCAGCGCGGTGTTCAGTTCAGCGAGCTCGCGGGCATACTGCTCGGACCCTGGCTTGGCGCGGGACGCGAGCATGTCGCGGGCGGTCGCCACCTGCGCCATCGCGGTGTCGTGGCCCGCGCCACCGAGGATGGGGTCGGCCATCACCTGCTTGACCCACTCGGCCTTGGTCTCGCGGAACGCGCGCCACTGCTCTTGGGTCTTGAACTCGTCGTAGGCCACCATCTGGGCATTGTGCAGATCGACCAGCGCCTGAGCGCCCTTGAGCGGATCGGTGCGCAGCAGATCCAGCGCCGTGGTGAACTCGCCCTTGAGGGCATCGTCCATCGTGATGGTTTCGGGCAGCTTGATCCCGGTCTCGGCCGCGAAGTAATCGACCGGCACCAGCGCGTTGGCCTGGGCGTCCTCTTTCGGCGGCTCCTCGACCGGCTTGCCGTCTTCGGGCTTGGGCTCCTCGACGGGCTTTGGCTGGTCGTCTGGCTTCGCCGCCTCGTCGGGCTTGGCCTCGGCCGGTGCCTTGTTCTTTTCATCGAACTTGTCGAGCAGCGTGGCGTCGACATCTTCGGCCGGCTTGGCGGCCTCGACAGGAACTGCATCTGCGCCGGTCGCTGGAGCGGCGTCCGCGGCCGGCGCAGGTGATGCAGCAGCAGCCGGGTCTGGCGGCGCCGAGCCCGGCGCTTCCGGCGGTGCCGATGGGGGGGAATTGTCCGGAACAGCCGGAGCCGCGACGGCGGCGTCTACAGGCTTGTCATCCGGTCCAGGCATTCAATTCTCGCTTCGAGCTCGTCGCCAGACAAACGAAGCGGGGGTTGTGCGTTGGGCCGCACCAATAGCATGAGTTTTGCGGCGGTCAAAGACTATTCCGGTAGGGGTTTTCGCGTCCGCCGTCGTGGAGCGACATTCTTGGCGGCCTCTTTCGTGGTCGGCTGGTGCTCGGCGAGCATGGTCAGCACACCCTCTCGATCATAGCCGAGCCACGCGAGGAACAGCGATTGGCCGACCGACTGCTTGCCCTTGTTGAAGGCCGTCACTTCTGGATCATAGGCACCATTGGCGCTGACGCCAGCGACGATCTCGAACGTCTTGACGTCGGCGAGGATGCCCCACATCGCCGCTCGTCCGTCGACAGTGGCGAAGATGCTGCGCCAGAACTCGGCCGTGTCGCGCTGACGCTGCGCCTGTGATTTGGCCTGTCGGCGCACAGCCTCGGGTTCGGCGGCATTGGCGGTGTTGCCCTCGAGCGCCGAAGCCGGTTCGGGGTCGGGCTCATCGAACGATGGGCCGGGAACGTCCGGGGTCACAGCAGCGATTTTGTGATGGTGAGCATCTGGATGCGCTGAACACCGAATTGATCCGGTCCCAAGGCGAAATTGATGTCCAGGCCCTCGCGGCGCGCGCTGCTGATGATGCGGCACGCCTGTTCAAGCACGGGCGTGATCTCGGCCTTGTAGTCCTGCGCTTTTTCGGTGTCGGATTTGGTGGGCGTAAGTTGGATCGCCTCAGTCATCGGTCGCCAGACCTCCCGTTTATGCAAAAATCGCCCAATTTATGCAGGTTGCCGATATTTCGGCGGAAGCAACAGGGTTTGCGCCTTTTTCGGCCGATTGTCGAATGCCGGACGCCCCATGCGGCGTTCCTCGGCCGGTGTGGCGGGCAGGATTGGCCCACGTCGGCCCGTCTTCATCACCGCGAGGTTTTCCAGCCCCTCGAGCACTACTGCGAGCTCGCCCGCCAGTTTGACGAACGCCTCGTTGATGTGGCCTGGAGTCCAGATGATATGCACGCCGTTCTTGACGTAACCGCGTAGCCAGTCGCCAGCGCGCTGGTGGATATTGGCGGCGAAGACGCCGAACGGCAGCCACCGGCCATCGTCCCGATAGATGGCCATCTGGCGACAGCAGCCCTCGATCAGCACCAGATTGTCGCGCAGGGTCTCATAAGGCGATCCGCGGCGGGATTGCACCGAGAGTTCGCGGCAGGCTTGGATCGCTTCGCGCGTCGAGGACCGCAGCCGGTCCATGATGTCGGATTCGTGCAGGCTCATGCAGGTGATCGTCCGAGGAGGGAGGACAGCATGGTGCCGTTCTCCAGTGGGGTTTCGGCCAGCGTCTTGGCGCCCTGTGCTGCAGCCATGGCATCGGGCAGTGCCTGTGCCTGCGCCTTGGCCTGCTCGCGCGCCTGATCGTGCTGCTCGACCTCATCGACGGTGAACCACAGATCCTGATCGAAGTCGTTGAGGGTGCCGTAGCGGCGGTATGCCTTATCGAGGTTGAGATTGCGCAGCGGGTCAGGCAGGCCGGCGTTGCGCGCCGCCGCCGACATCAGGCCGCCGACATTGAGCACGTCTTTCATGGCCACCGATTCCATCGACCGCTGCGCCTGGCGCATGATCGAGGTGAAGGTGATCTTGAGCGGCCGGCCGCGCAGCGAGGGCGGCAACGGGAGCAGCATGCCCTTGCGCATCATGATGTCGATGATGCGCTGCAGCAGCGGAGTGGCGAACTCGGTCTCGAACATGTGGATGAACGGGCCAAGCTCCTGCAGCCGCTCCATGTTGCGCTGCGTCAGTTCGAGCTCGTTCCGCGGCTGGACGCCTTCCATCCTGCTGATCGCCATGAACAGGTCGACGAACAGGCATTTCTCGATGCGGGCGTTGACCTTGTCGATGTCGTTGGTGATGGCCGTGAGCCAGCCGTAGTTGGGCTCGAACAGCGGCCAGAAGCCTTTCTTGCCGCCATCGGCACCGACATAGGTGATGTTGCCCGGAATGATCGATGCGGGCTCGTTCTTGAGCGCCGGGTCGGCACCCATCGGCGGGCGCACGCCCTTTTCGATGAACTCGGCCTTGCGCAGCGTTTCGAACTGGACCTGCTTGTTGTCGCCCAGGGCGTCCATACAGGGCGATCGACCGTAGGCATCGTTGCTCACCGTCGACCAGCGCGCGGCGAACATGGGCTGGCTGCGGAAGCCGTGGATTTCGAGCGGCTGAGGCGAGCGGGTGCCGCGCACCCAGTAGACCTCGCGCCAAGTGAAGTCCTCGGGCAGCAGACGAATCGGTGTGTCGGCACCGTCGTTGAAAGCGAAGTTCGGCTCGATCGAGTGCGCGATGACGAACTCCTGCTCGAGCGAGCCGCCGCCCTGCATCCAAAGCGTAGCAATCACCGGCGGCACGTTCTCGACCTGCCACCGCCCGATGATCTGCGCCACGGTGTAGGTGAACTCGCGGTAGAACGTGTCGGTGCTCAGGTCCGGGCCGACGCCCAGGTAATATTCGCCGGCGGCCGGTAGGTAGAGACGGATGACGTTCTCGAAATCCTCATACAGCACCACCGGTGCCGTGCCGAACACGGTCACGTCCTCGAACGCCTGCGCCATGGTGTTGTAGAAATTCGAGTTGGCCAGAACCGTATAGACCTTGCTCTGGGTGTCCTCGATCCATGCCTTGGCGTCGGCGTCCAGCTCGGTCTCAGGCCCGGCGAGCTCGATCGCGAACCATGGCCGGGAAGGCGAGGTCAGCCCGGTCCACATGCCGGCGGCGCAGGTGCGAACGGCCTGCAGCCCGGTGCTGTCGATGATCTGGTCGTTGATTGAGGAGCCGCGCCACATACGGTTGGGCACGACCAGCCAGATGTAGCGTCTGGGATTGAAATAGGCGGCGAGGCTCGACCAGTAGACCCACCACGAGAACCGCCACGAGCGCAGCATCAGCAGCCGCGATTCCAGCTTGGAGAACGCGACGGTCCATTCCCGGGCCATGTCGGCGGCCGAGCGGCGTTGCGTCACCGGCTGCTGCGCGAGCAGCGACGGCCCCATGTAATCGGCGGTTTCGGTGATGGTGACGCTCGAGCCGTCGGGCATCAGTTTTTCGCCGTCAGCATCAGGCACTGCGCTTCGACGTAGACTTCACCCTCGACGGGCTTGAGGACGCGCAATTCGTCGCCTTCCACGATCATGGGAGGATGCGTGCCGGTCAGATCGACAAGGATCACTACCCCATCGAACGCCTTGATCTGCCATTGGCCACCCGTCGGCAGATCTCCGATCAGCTTTGTCCCCGGCCTGGTTTCCATGTCACGTCCCGAACAGCGAGGTTTTGGCGGTGGTGGCGGGCGCTGCGCCGCGGGCCGAGGTATCGACGGTACGGCCGAAGCCGCTCACCTTGCCCGCCGCAGCGGCAGCGGCAGCGCGGGCTTGGCTCGACTGCGCCTTGACGTTGGGGTTGGCGAGCGTAGCTGGGATCGGTGGGGGCGGCACGCCGGCGTTGTCGGCCTTGGGCGCAAGAAACGAGATGTCAGCCTCCCTTGAGTTCGCGGCGGGTGACGGTTGGCATGGGTCCGCCACGCGGTGCTGTCGGCTTCGGGATGGGTCGCGGCGGCTTGGGCTGCGCCTGGATCGGTGGATTGGGCGCGTCGGCCATGTTTCAGCCCCCGAGCAGCGAGATGCCGGCCGCGAGGCCGCAGAAGATCGATGCGGCCAACAGGGCGGTAGGCACAAGCGACATCTTCGGCCCGATCACGGTCTGCGCCAGCGCCATCAGATACACGCTGCCCATGGTGATGAGCGCGAAGATAACGGCGGTCTGATTGTGGAGGACGAGCCCGGCGACGAAACAACAGACCTGATAGGCCACCGAGCACACGGCGCCCATTATCACCACGACGCGGCGTTGGAAATGCGCCTCGATATAGGTCTCGTGGGCTTCGGCCATCTGGCTGCTGATCGAGGGATCGAAGTCGTGCATGGAGCGCAGTGATACCGCCGACGCCGGTTCCGAGCAAGGCTAGAAGGGCTTGTAGCTGCCGTTGACCGCGCTGGCGATGTCGGTCCGGTTCTCAGCGTAGGGGTTGAAATTCTGGGCCGCCACATTCGTCGGTCGCGGCCCGGCATTGACCTGCGCAGGTGCAACGGGCTCAGCAAAGGTGAGTGCGCCGGCGTCGGCATCGTCAGGGCTGTAGCCGATTTTGGCCTCGACCAGTTCCTTGGGCTCGAGCAGCAAAAGGCCCGACTTGGTGAACGAGTAGGTGGTGGCCGGCAACGCGGCAGCGAGTTCGGGAACGTTCGGCATGGCGCCGCCGTCCTTGATCCACTGTGTGTAGTCGAAATACATCTCGGTCCGCTTGTTGGCGTATTTGTCGCTTTGGTGCGCCTGGCCCGCGAAGTGCACTGGGATCGGGGAGCGCTTGAGCACACGTAGCTGGTCGATCCAGCCTGAGCCGAACCCACCGGTGTCATCGACAAAGCATGCGTCGGCGTTGGTGTTGTGCCAGATGCGCGACACGAGGCCGGCTCCCTGCACAGAGTCGTAGTTGCGCACCTTGGTGGGGGTGAACATCTGGATGCCGCGGCGGGGGAACACCACCGAGGCCGCGTTGCCGAAACGCGCGACGTCGACCCCGAGGATCAGGGCCGCGTTGCCCACCTGATACTCGGTGTAGACCCGGCGCATGGAATCGTTGACCGCATCCGGGCCGATCAGGGCGTTGATCGAGCTCGGCGGGAACTTGCCGAACACGTTGACCAGCACCCACGGGTTCTCTCGGCCATACTTCTGGATCTGCTGGCGTGCCCATTCGACGCTGACGCGCGGACTGCGCTTCGGGTCGTCCGGATCGCCGGTGATCTCGATGACGTACCAGAGGTTTTTTTCGGTCGAGCAGGCGCGATACAACGGCCCCTCGAGGTGGGTCGGGTTGCCGGCCTGCACGATGTGCATTTCGATGCCGGTCGACAATGCAGCTTCTGCCGCCGCCATCACGGCGTCGGGAATGCCGCCGCTCTCGTCGAGGATGAACAAGATGTAGTCGGCATGCAGGCCGGCGAGGGTATTTTCCTGCTGTTCTTTATCGGCTGAGCGAGACCAGTTGCGCGCCGTCATGAACCACGTCTCGGGGTGGTCGTTGGCGAAAATGCGCGTCTTGGTCCAGGTGAACGTCTGCTTGAGCAGTTCGGACCGCTGCTGCCATTTGGCCATTTCGGTCCAAAGGCCGTCGCTCAGGTTCGACCCCGAAATCGACGTGGCGATCACTTTGGGATGTGGCCGGGTGAGGAGGAAGTTCCAGGCGAGCCACGCGAGCACCGTGGTCTTGCCTGGCCCCTTGCACGCCTTCATCGCGAGGCGCGGATTGGTGGGGAAGGCGTCGAGGGCTTCGATCTGCCACAGGTCCGGCTCGACGCCGAACAGTTCCCGCACCATGTCGGACGGCTTCTCGCGCCACCGGCGGATGCGTGCGCTGGGGGATTCCGTCACCAATTGGCCTCGATCCACTTCGCCATGCCTTGGGCGGGTTCGTAGGCCGGATACTTGGATTTGAACAGGGCGATGGCTTCTTCGCGATCGGCGGGCAGGGCGTCGGTGTGCTTGTGCATGAACCAGAGGGCGACCGTTGGGGCGCGCGACTGGCCTTGGTTGCAGTGCACGAGGACACGCGGCATGCGGCCATCGACTGCGGGCATGGTGAGGGCGCGCGAGATCCAGCTGGCGGCGTGGTCCATGATCTCGCGCCGGATATAGGCTGGATCGTCGACGTCAACGAGGTTGAGAATGACGCGGCGCTGGCGCTCCGCCCAGAGATATTCGGGATGGTCCTTGCTGGCGGCGCGGCCGGTGTAGCCCAGCGCTTGGCGGTGCCACGGCTCCTTGGCCGCGGTGACGACGAACCAGCCATCCTTGATGTGCACTTGGCCATCAACATGATCATGATCCTGCACGTGCACGAGGTCGGTTTGAGCACCGACCCAAAGGTGCGGGTAGACCTCGATCATCGGTCAAGTGCCTTTCTGCGTGCACGGAGCGCTTCCATCGCGGGTGTAACCTCGTATGACCTTGGGACATCGGGCGTCTTGGCCCGCTTCACGCGCACCACCTGCATATCGTCGATCTCGGCCACACCACGATGGACTAGTTCCATCAGCGCGTCACGCCGGCGATCAATGCCGGTCGTAGGCGGGACTTCGCCATCGGGATCGAGTTGAACAGGCTCTCTGCGCAGATGCTGCAGTACCCCGTCGATATAGGATTCCGACAGGTAGGTGACCATCTCAGTTGAGTGCTCGCTTCCGTTTGAGCTCGACGAACTCGGCCCAGGCGCGCTCGAACTCCTCATCGGTGATCTTGGGGTCGATCTTGCGGGCGATGTCCCGGAACTCGTCCTTGTCGAACTCGGTGAGTTTGGCGGTGTTCATGCGCGCAGTTCCTCGATCTGCCGCCTGACCTCGCGCCACTGGGCGAGAACTGGAGCGCTGTCCATGATCTCATAGCCGCCGTCCGGCAATTCGATGGCCGGCATGTAGAGCATTTTGATGATCAGGTCGGACTCGATCTTGCGCAGTCGGAGCTCACGCACGGTCAGCGGCACTTCGGACCACGGGATCAGCGCAGGCTTCGGCACCACGATTTTCATCAGCGACTCGGCGCGCACGACGGCTGGTGCTGCGATCAGGGCAGCGCCGCCGAGGATGAGGGAGCGGCGGTTCATACTGCAAATCCCTTCTCTTTGCGCCACTCCTCAAGGGCGCGCATCGGGGTCCAGCCAGCGGCTTCGCCGGTCCTGGTGGTCCACCACATGGCGAAGTCCTCGGCGCGGTCGGGGCGGCGCGGGGTTTGGCCTGACACCCACGGGATTTGTTCCATGAGTTCGGCTTGGATATCGAGAGGGGACTTGTTGCTCACCTCGGTGCGCGGGTCGACCCACTTCTGCTCGGGCATCGGGGTGGCGAGGATCATGTCCAGCCAGGCGCGGCCCTTGTCGGTCGCGCGGTAGATCGGTTCCCGGCTGAAAAAGTCCCACGGTTCGATGATGCCGTCGGCCAGCATCCAGTTGCGGATTTCTTTCTGCGGCTCATGGGTTTTGAGGTTCGGGAACGGGCCCGCTTCGGCCGTCCGCGTGCAGAACCAGAGCAGCATTTCGAGCGCGAGCGGGGTCATATCGATGACACCAGGCGCTGCAGATCGGCGTCATCGAGATCGTGCACACGAGCGAGGCGCTTGTCGATAATCCAAGCGAGCCAAATGGCGATGAGTTTCATGTGTGCCTCCTATCCCATGTCTCTCAGATGATCGCGCCAATTTGGATCGAGTAGATCGATCGGTCGACCGGTAATCACCGGCGCCGCCATCAGTTCCAGTGCGTCGGCGATGCGCTTGAGGCTGATGGCCTGCGAGGTCGCCACGAGCCGGTCATAGACCTCGGACGGCGCTGATGGTGCCTGACCCTTGAGGCAGGCTTCAGCTTTCGGCTCCAACAGATTGTTCATCATGGAAATCCGAAATAGGCCCAAGCGGCGAGCGTTGGCTTGATCCTGCCGATGCGGCAGTGGCGCTTGGTGCGGTTGATGTGGTCGGTATAGAACGGGCTGGCGCCCGCATAGATTGCACGATGCCACGCCGATGACGCCGCCATGAATTTTGAGCGATCGGCTTCGTTCATGCGCGCCCCGCTGGCATCGGGTCCATCTTGACCTCGGTCTGTTTGCTGGCGGCGTTCTGGGCGACACAGTCGGCGAATGCCTGCCGGAAGGCGTGGTCGACCTGGTTGCGCTCACGGTTGCCGATGCAGACGTTCATCAGCCCGCCCATCATCAGACCCAGCGCCATGCCGCCGGCGGTGAACATCTCGTCGCGGCTGATGCCGTCGTTGACCGCGGCCATGCCGGCGAGGACGAACTGGATCCGGGACTCATCGAACTTGCGCTGGGCGGCGATGAAGGCGGCCTCGGCGCGACCTTCGGCGATCGCCTCGTCGCCCGCGCGGACGGTTTCCTCGATGCCCTTGCGCATGGCGGCTTCGGCTTGGGCGAGGTCGTAGTGGACTGCCGCGGCCTGCATCTGCGCGGCTTCTTGGCGTTTGGCTTCACCCATGCTGGGCCTCCGATCTGATGAACTCGAACCCCATGAGGGTGAAGGATTTCGGCCAGTTATTGCCGTCTTGGTCATTTCGGCTGCACCACCCATTGAGCGAACAGCACGGCGGAAGCCCAGACGACAAATGCTGGCCAGCCGACAACGGCATACGTGAGGCGTAGCCCGCCAGCAGCACCGAGCCACGCGAGGAGGTCGAAGACGATCATTTCGGCTCCTGTGCTGCGCGCAGGCGAGCTTTTTCGGCGCGGCGCTCCCGCGCCTTCTCGCGCTGATACGCCTTCCGGTCGAACGTGCCCTTCGGGGCGCGCTGCCGCGGTGTGCCGCGCTTGGTCAGGTCGGGAGCGAGATGCGCTGCTGCCGCTTCGGCCTGCGTGAGAGTATCGACGGGCGGGGCTTGAGTACCCGCTATTTTGGGGGCGCTCGCGAGTCTGGAGGACGCAGTGGCGGCCGCACCTGTAGTTGCCACTGTCTTTGCGGTTCCGGTCTCCTGAATATTCCCCGTGTCGCTACGGTGCCGAGCCTTGCCGCCAGTTCCCAACGCTGGCGACCGAGACCTATCCTCTTTGAGCGTAGTTGCCTGCACGTCCTTCCGTGCTGCCGTCGATTTCTTGGCGGGACGACGCTTCGGGCACACGTGGTCTGTGCCTGGCCGATAGCGCGCGCCGCAGTCGTTGCAGATCGTCTCGATCATGCGTAGCACTTATGCATGGCGTAGCACTTACCGCAAGCGCTATGTAGCACTTATGCGTCGGCGGCTGTTTCTTCCACGCCTTCGACCACCTCGGCCGGCGTGTTCGAGTTCGCGGCGCTCGGGATCGACTGCATCACCAAGTCGAGCAGGCTGATCTTGCCGGTCACGGCAAGCTTGGTCTGCAGCGTGGCGAGGCGGCTGTGGTAGTAGGGCGCGGCGTCCTTGGCGAAACCGCCGGCCAGCGCGAGTTCGGCCTTGACGATGGCGGCTTTGGGCTTGGGCTTCCTGAGTTCGGTCTGGGCTCTGGCGTGGTGGTAGCGCATGGCCTCGAGCAGGACGTCGGCGGGGAGAATGCCGGTCTTTGCAGCCTTTGCGGCGCGGATGGAACTGTTTCGGTTGACCGAGCCTTTTTTGCGACCTGCGTTGGGTCGTGCACCGCCGCGTGGCATTTATGAATGAAAACCAGTGGTTGGCATGGGGTGTTTGATTCCACGCTTGCACAGAGAGGTCAAACTGATTTCTGGCTGATTACCCGTGCCTTGGGCTGGCGAGCTTGGGGCACGGGCCGATCAGGAGATCGAAAGCGTCCTCGAGCACGGGGCAGATCAGGAGCGTCGACCTGGGACTGCTGGAATGCAGGTGGAACCGGATCAGCATATGCCTGATGGGAGAAAAGAAAAGGCCCCGCATAGGGTTGCGAGGCCAGTCAAGGGAGGAGACGGGACCGAAGTCCCATCCATCATGCGAGGCTGACGCTATCTGGTTCGGCCTCGTATGACTAGGGGTGTCGGGGTTTTCAGCAGGCGCCGTCGGTCGTGGTCGGGCCGGAGGTGCTGAGATCGTACTTATCGGGGTTGAGGTGGTCGATGATCGCGCCCACGCCCGAGGTGCGGCCGGTATAGTCGAGGGTCGCGCTCGAGCGGGTGCAGGTGACCTGCACCACCTTGCCACCGGGCAGGATCTTCGTGGTGACATTGGCGCCGTGGTAGAAACTGTCCTCGGCGGTCGAATGCATGGGGCAGGCCACGCCCCAATGGAAGACGTCCTCGCAGCCAATGCCGCGGCCGATCTGCCCCTGCGAGGTCGAGGGGCCGACGATCACCAGCGTGCCGTCGGGAAGCTGCTTGAGATAGCTGCCGTCCTTGGCGTTGGTGCAGGTGAGGGAGTGGCCGGATGCCGAGCAGGTGGTGTCGGCGAGGAACTGCTTGAGCTCGTCCTTGGTCGGGTGATGGGAGCCGGCGCTGGCGGTGCCGGTGAGCAGCAGCAGCGAGGCAATGGCGATAAACAGCAGGCGTTTCATGGATGGTCTCCTGATCGAGGCAACATCGCCTCGGCACCGAGCTCCGGCTGAGCGCAGTGCGAAGGGGATGGCAGGGTAAGGCAGATCGGGCCGCGGGAGGAAACTCCGACCCAGAGCGCGAGGATGTAGAGCACCGCGATGGCGCAGATCTGCCAGGCGCTCATTGCCGCCTCTCTCGTCGGGGAATGGCGGGATAGATATAGTCGTAAAATGCGTCCTCGTAAGACAGCCCGAGCGCCGCGCACCATTTCCGCGACCATGCTACGCCGGCATCTTCGAAACCCTGCGGATCAGCCGCGTAGTAGCGTTGACGACCAGCCTCAGTGAGCGGCGGCAACCCGGCAGATGCCAAGACTGATCGGACGTAGCGGTCCCGCTTGCGGAGCGCGAACTGCCACCAGCGCGGTTCGTAAGGACACGGCCCTTCCAGCAGCCAGAGACGGTGGTGCAGAGCATTCCAGACGCGATCCTGGTTCGTCAGCTTACCGGCCATCATTCGATCTCCTTGAGGAAGGCTTCGGCTTCGGCAATGCGGTTTGCCAAGTCCTGCGACTGGTACGGCGCGCCTGTGTTGTCGGTGCAGTCTCGCAGGCCTACACCGTCATATTCGCAGCGCAGGATTTGCCGCAGCGCTTCCCTCGCTCGCTCCAGTTGAGATTCGAGGGTGGCAACCTCGGCTTCAGCCTTGCGCTGGAGTGTCGCTTGATGAGCAGCTAGGCCATGTGCGTCGTCCCGCTCCAGCGTCAGTTCCTCTACCTGTCGGGCATAGGCAGTGAGGGCGTCGGCGGCTTCGAGAAAACGCCCGTCGGCGTCCCACGCCTTCCCGTCCGGCGTGTGCCTCACCATCGCGCGCAGCCACACAACCAGGTCTGCTATCGCTGGCGGTGATGGATAGGAGGCGGCGAGGTATGCTTCGTTGAGCGCGCCAGTTGTGCAGCAGCGATAAAGGTACATCGCCATTGCGCCGACTTCGCCGTCCTGCGGCCTGCGACCAGTGGCGTGCTCGAACAGGTCTTTCGCCATCGAGCGGCAAATTTCAACGAGCGCAGGCGACGCCGCCTTCAGTGCTTCCGGGCTGAGGCCCATCTACGTCCTCTCCCCCTGTACGGC